TGGGCCATAGTTAGATCCATTCAAGCGGCTAACATCAATACTACTTCTGCACAGGTAGTAGAGATATCTCTTCGGCGCTCTGGTGTTAATTATATGCTCACGGATAATCTGTCGATCCCTGTAGGGGCGTCGGCTAGTGCTCTGGCGGATGTGTTATATATGGAGCCTGGAGACATCATAAGAGGGTACATAGTGTCAGGTACTACTCTTAACGTCCACGTAGTCATATCTTACGAAGAGTACTCGTGATAAGGAGAGGCCGGTCATGAGGAATAAAAACCAAACATTTGTTGGCCAACAGCAAAGCGCATCGACTACCGCTGCGAATCAGCCTTTCTTTTTGGGAAAGATCACTATAAATCAGAATTTCTCGATTCCTACGGGTTTCAACGCAGTTACCCCCGGGCCAGTAACAGTCGCTGACGAGGTTACCGTCACTGTTCCTGACGGCTCGACCTGGACGGTGGTCTGATGAGCATTATTTCGGCTAATAAGTTCAAGACACTCGATGGAACTACTTATAACGTACCCATCCAGGTGGTGACTTCATCTCTGGGTACGGATTTGGGTACTACAGTATCAACCACATCTGATCGAACGAATGATGCAGCAAGCTGGGGAATACAAAGCAATACGACTACTTGGCAGAATACATCTAATCTGCAACTGACCATCACGCCGAAATTTTCTACAAGTTTGATCAAACTCGGTTTATCCATCGCGATGTCTAATATAGGCAATCAGAATGCAGCAGGAATCCGAGTAATAAGAGGGTCCACTATATTATTCCGCCCAGCTATCAACACGACCGGTCCATACTCAACTGGGTATACTACCTCAGGCCAAGATTGCTATTTCCATCATTTCTTTGAGTTTTATGACCAGCCTGCTACAACCTCGGCTGTAACCTACTCTTTACAGTACAGAGCGTATGCTTCTTCTTCTAGCCCGTGGTGGTTTGCTCTCCCAGTATCCAACCAGTGGGGATCAGCTAACTGGTTTACAGCCACGGAGATAGCGAAATGAATCGTGTTATCTCAATTCCCGATGCTCTAGAGTCTCTCTGCGCTGGATCTGAATGGACGGTGTTGGGGAATGATCCGGATCGAATAATCTGGCACAAACCACCCGTTAAGATTCCCACCAAAGAAGAAATTGAAGCAGAAGTAACACGCCTCCAATCTGAGTACGATTCTCACCTCTACGCCCGCCAACGTGCTCCCGAGTATCCACCCCTCTCGGACCTCGCGGATGCCCTCTACTGGCAGGCTCAGGGGGACAACGAACCGATGGCTCGTTACGTGGCGGCGTGCGAGGCCGTGAAGGCGAAGTACCCGAAGGGAGGAAACGATGCCTAGTTACGCGAAATTTGACGTGTGGCAGAACACTGCGGGTGTGAACTACGGTACAGTTCTGCAGGTGCAATCAACAACTCTAACGAACACGTTCTCAACCACCACCCTCATCTCATCGGGTGGATCTGCGATCACGGGGCTCTCGGTGAACATCACACCGAAGTACGCAACGAGCAAGATCCTCGTGTTCGGGCACATGGTAACGGGAAACAGCATATACACGCAGAGTTACTTCAAGCTGAAGAGAACGATATCAGCAACAACCACAGAGATTGGTGGAGGAACAGCTGTGGGCAGCAGGCCTGGCGTTATAGCAAAGGCGTATTTCGATTCTGCATCAGTGGGCCAATCTGCTCCCTTTTCCTACCTCGATTCTCCCGCAACGGTATCTCAGGTTACTTACCAGATGTTCCTGGGAACGGAGAACGCATCATACTCCGCTCACATCAACAGAACAGAAACGGATGGAGATAACGTGTTCGGTGCCCGCGGAGCTTCAACGATCACAGTTATGGAGATAGCACAATGATAGATAAAGCACTAATGAGCCTCCGCCCGGGAGCCCAGTGGGCGATGGCAGGAGATGAGTACGAGGGAATCCAGTGGTTGGATGGAGCGCAGAGCCTCCCCACCAAGGCAGAGGTTCTCGCAGAGGTTGCCCGCCTCAGGGATGAAGCATCCCGCACCGCCTACAGAGAGCTTCGCGCGCGAGAGTACCCACCCGTGGAGGATTACCTCGATGCCGTGGTCAAGGGCGATCAAGAACAGATAGATAGGTACATAGCGGCGTGCCTCGCGGTGAAGGCGAAGTACCCGAAGCCGGAGTAACGATGCCAGTAACCATAGAAGGAACAGGTACAATAAACTATAATGTCTGGAAGAGTACTGCGGGTGTGAACCGCAACGCAGTCTTACAAGTAAGATACAGTGCTCTCAATACTTCTGTGATAACGACGAGCATCACGGCGTACTCGGACATCGAGTCACTGACTATAACACCTTACTACAACACCAGCAGGATTCTCATGATAGCCAACTACGGCGCCTCCGGAGCAGGAGGTATAAGGTTCATGAGAGATTCTACTGTTCTCACCGCAGGACAGACAGGAGGGGCGGCGTACATGCACTGGGAGGCCAACTCTCAAACACAAGGTAACTTCGATGGTGGTTCCCTCAGGACGCAATTTACCTTGATGTTTTATGATTCTCCTGCTTCTACGTCTTTGTTGACATACAAGACGCAGATAACTGCGTATGACGGTTCTGGGACTGATGGATTTGGTGTGGGAACTGCTCCGGGTGCTTATTCCGGAGGACTGTTCTCCGGATTTCTACTCATGGAGATAGCACAATGAACAAGATCACAATACATGCTGCGCTATCTAGTCTTCGACCAAAGGCCGAATGGACAGCTCGAGGAGATGAATACGAGGGCATACAGTGGCTCGACAAGACCCAGACCATGCCTACGAGAGAAGAAATTCGCCTGGAGATTCAACGACTCGAGGCCCAAGCGATCGATACAGAATACCAGCGCCTCCGAGCAAGAGAATATCCGTCCATCGGAGATCAACTCGACGCACTCTTTCACGCAGGCGCGTTCCCACCAGAGATGGCCGCCAAGATCCAAGCCATCAAAGATAAATTCCCAAAAAGTTGACACAGTTACTGATGAACGAATAAAATGAGATTTGACTCCGCAACCCTCGTAGCAAACACAATCGTCTCGGGATCCTTCGAGATAACCGGCACGACGGTGCCCGGAGACAACTCGTCCTACGACCTCGGGTCGGTCTCCAAGTCGTGGAGGACCATCTATTCCACGGCACTCTCGGGGTCTCTCACGAAGTTGGCAGGCGGCGGAGACTACCTCGTCGCGGGCACCGGCATCCAGCTCTCCACGGGATCATCCGGTGCGGTCACCATCGCGTCATCAGTCGCTGGAAGCAGCTTCGTCTCTGGCCTCAACACCCAGGTGCAGTTCAACGACGGCGGCAGTTTCGGGTCAAGCAACCTCCTGACGTTCAATAAGGTCACAGGCGCTCTCACGTCCTCTGTCCTCGTCGCGACAGGACTCAGTGGATCTCTCACGAAGTTGAGCGATGGCACGACCAACTACCTGCAGGCCGGCAGTGGCATATACATCGTCACTCAGTCCAACGGCTCCATACTCATCACAGGATCTTCGCAGGTCACACTTGGTGGAGCGAACACGAACGTCCAGTTCAATGACGGCGGCGTGCTCGGCGGAGATGCCAACTTCACCTTCAACAAGACCACCGACACTCTCACAGTCACCAACCTCTCGGGTTCTCTCACCAAACTCTCGACAGGCGGAGACTACCTCATCGGCGGCAGCGGCATCCAGCTCTCCACTGGTTCTTCAGGAGCTGTCACAATCACTTCGACTGTTGCAGGCAGCAGTCTCATCGGTGGATCCAACACACAGGTTCAGTTCAACGACAACAATTCATTTGCCGGAAATAGTGGACTCACCTACAACAAGACGACGGGCGCCCTCACAGGAACTTATGTGGTCGCCTCCACAGGATTCAGCGGCTCCCTCACGAAACTGAACGATGGATCCAACTACATCGTTGGCAGCGGCGGAGTCGTGGTCACCACGGGATCCAACGGGTCCATCACGATGTCTCTCGGGACCTCGACCTACACCACGGCCTCATTCACGAACGCCACCTCGGTCCTCGTGAACCACGCGATGGGCACAACGATCTACGACATCGAGGTATTTGATACTTCGTATAGCAAGATCATTCCGATGACTGCCACGGCGACCACCCCGACCCAGGCCAACATCACCTTCGCGATCCCGACATCGGGGTTCATTGCGGTCGGAGGTCCAACCTCAGGAGTCACGGGTGCGGGACTCTTGCAGGCAGCAGTTTATGTCGGTGTCAATAATGCGATACAATCTTCTGTTGTTCAAGACACTCCACTCAATGTACAGACCACCCTCTATTCTCTTGGTAGCGATATAACAAGACCTACAAACTCTCGATTTACAATAAGCGGACCAGGAACTTATAGATTGCAGGGTATTGTGGGCCTTGTAGACTCTGTTCAAAATTACAGCGGTTATCAGTGGTATGATGTCACAAATTCTGCTTATATAGGTGTTGCTGCATACGCAGAAGATGCAGCAGCATTTTTGGCATCCACAACATCTGCTCTAGCTTATGTAACAATTTCTTCTTCCACAACATATGAACTAAGACAGGCGTACAGCGGTGTAACTGTTACTGTTTATGATAAAATTCAAGTCGAGATCACAAAAGTCACAGGATTCACTTCTGCCCTCGGGATCACACAGACTGTAGGTTCTGCCCCCTACTACGGTGCACGCGCGTGGGTTAACTTCAACGGCACGGGAACGGTTGCAATAAGAGCAAGTGCCAATATTTCAAGCATCACAGACAACGGGGTTGGGTCCTACACGCTTAATTTTACATTGCCCATGCAAGACTCTAATTTTGTTGTCATGGGCACCAGTGAACATGATGCGGGGTTATCAGTAGACTGGGCAGTCATTGACGGTGATGTTACAACATCTTCACCGTCTAATTCTTCTGTTCGCGTAAATTTCTTAGGGAACAACTCCGCAATGAGGGACTCAAGGTTTTGTTTCTTTACTATATTCAGGTGAGTAAATCAACATGACAAATCCAAGAATAATCTACCAGACAGACGAGGGCGGCGTAGCCGTCGTAGTTCCGACTCCAGAGGCGCTTTCACTCTACAGTCTCGAGGCGATCGCCCTCAAGGACGTGCCTGCAGGAAAACCCTTCAAGATCGTGGACGCCTCCGACATCCCATCCGATCGCACCTTTCGCTCCGCATGGGAGGTCGATCCTGCCGACCTCACCGACGGCGTCGGGTCGGAGTCAAATTCATTCTGAGGACACAATGATAAAGGTAAACATCAACAAGGCCAAGGACATCGCACACGACAAACGCCGCGCGGCGAGGGCCGCTGAGTTCGCACCCCACGACGAGATCATCTCAAAGCGGATACCGGGAACCGCGGAGGCGACCGCGGAGGCGGCTAGAGCCGCAATCAGGGAGAAGTACGCAACCATTCAGGACGAGATAGACGCAGCGGAGGACGTCGACACGCTGAAGTCGATTGTCACCTCTCTTTCTCTGTGACATATTTCGCACTCCGTATATTTACGGGAACTAATGCGCAAGTGTACACCCAGGAATACAATTATCTCTCATGTGAAGCAATCCGTTTTATTCCTTTCTAACGAGTTGTACATTAACGAAAGTTAGAAATGAGAATAGACTCACCGAATTTAGTCGGCTCGACCGTGATAACGGGATCGGCGGTCGTGACCGGATCCGTAGTGCCCGGGTCCGACCTGCTCTACGACTTCGGATCGTCCCTCAAGCGGTGGGGAAACGTCTACGCCGTCAACCTCAGCGGTTCGTTCACGGGAAGCAACGTCACTGCGGGTCAGGTCATCGTCGCAGGCACCGGAGGTGTCCTCAGCGGGACCAATAACTTCTTCTGGGACAACTCTGCGACGCGTCTCGGAATAGGCACTTCCTCACTCACCTCCACGCTCACGTTGTCTGGTTCTTCTACGACTACCATTCCCGTGTTGACAGTGAGGCAAGGAGCGGTCACTCCCGGAGCTGCCTCCCTAGACGTACAGAACAGGTTGGGCGCCTCCACGTTCTGGGTGAGCGGCAGCGGCACGTCGTTCTTCTCCGGCTCGGTAGGAATTGGTACTTCAGTCTTCTCGGCGACGCTATTCGTTTCCGGTGGAACTGCAGCTGCCAACTCCACGGTCATCTTTAGGGAGGGCGTGGCGAATGCCCTCGGCGGTGCAGAAGTCCTAGATGTTCAGAGGAGCAGCGGATCCAGTCTCTTCTGGGTGAGCGGCAGCGGCAACTCCTACTTCTCCGGCTCAGTCGGGATCGGAGCCACGCAACCTGCTGGTCGACTCGACGTCACCGGCGTCTCAGGATCACTCTTTCTCATCAACGATGACATGTCGGGGTCTCTCTTCTCCGTCAACAACGTGTCGGGCCTGCCGCTCTTTGAGGTGTTCTCCGACAATAGAGTCGTCGCCGGAGGCTACGCTCTCAACGCCTTGACGGTCACAGGATCGCAGGTCGGCATCGGAGCCACGACTCCTGGAGGTCGCCTCGACGTGGTCGGTGTCTCCGGATCCGTCCTCCTCGTCACAGATGACATGTCTGGATCGTTGTTCTCCGTGAACAATGTTTCTGGCCTCCCAATTTTCGAAGTTTTTTCTGACAACACTCTCGTCCTCGGAGGATTTAATTCCTCTGACCTCGTGATATCCGGCTCGAGGGTGGGAATCGGCACGACTGCGACGGGCGACAAACTTGCCGTTAACGGATCGATGTCCGTCACAGGTTCGATCCTTCCCGGTCAAGACGTTGCCTACAACCTCGGCTCCTCCACGAGACGCTGGGCCAACATCTTCACCGGAGACTTGCACCTCCAAAACGAGAGAGGAAACTGGACCATCATCGAGGAGGACGACTGCCTCACCGTTCGCAACAACAAGACGGGGAAGCGTTACAAGATCAACATGACGCCGATGCCCGAGCTCGACGAACCCCTCGGAAACTTCTCCACGGGACCCAAGCCTAACGCTTAAATCACAAGCGATTATTGGACAATTCCACGTGATCACCATACTTAAGGACGGGAAGTAGCTCTTCCCTTCACAACAATCCCGGGAGTATGAATCATGGCATTAGTAGGACACATATCTGGCAGTAGCCAGTCTAATTCAGTCATCGGCGTTTCTGGATCAGTAATCATCGCCAACAGGTCGTCTGCGTTGTTCCCGGCATTGCCCGGAACCGACGTCTCGTTCTTCGTCAGCGGCTCGGCTGCCTCTGACATGGCTCTCTTCGGCGGCGGTCTCGTCAGCTCAGGCAGCCTCACAGTCAAGAACGCTTCAGGCGGAAACTCCTTCACGGTCGCGTCTGCCACAGGCAACACGGTCGTTCAAGGCACACTTCAGTCGGTCGGCGCGTTCACAGCAACAGGTGGACTCACGGCCACGTCGATCACAGGCTCGATCACGAAGCTTGCTGGCGACGGCGGCGACTTCCTCCGTGCAGGCAGCAACATCACGCTCACCACAGGATCTCTCGGTGAGGTCACAATCGCTGCATCTGCAGGTGGAACACCTGGCGGTTCCGACACTCAAGTTCAGTTCAACAACGACGGAGCTTTTGCTGGTGACGCCGATCTCACGTACAACTCGACGTCCAACACACTCACAGGTGTCACAGGTTCTTTCTACCGCGTTGTGGCAACTGATGAAGTGAGAGCAAACGGCGGAAGCGTCACAACGACTCAGACGACCTTCAATCTCGTCAACACCACAGCGACCACACTCAACGTCGGCGGAGCTGCCACTGCCATCACCATGGGCGATGTCACATCGGCCACAACGACCATCAGAGGTGGAACTCTCGTCGGCAACCTCACGACTCAGAACCTCTTCAACACAACAGCGACCACTCTCAATATCGGTGGCGCAGCGACGACAGTTGAGATCGGTGCGGCAACAGGAACAACTTCGGTCAACAATGCACTTACTGTTGATGGAAACGTCACGCTCGGTGATGCATCTGGAGACACTGTAACAGTGAACGGTACCACAACTTTCGCAGGTGCAGCTGTCACAACGACACTCGCGGGAAGCGGATCGATCGCAGGAACTCTTACAGTCGCCGGATCAACGACACTCAACGGCGCCGTCACTGTCGGCGATGCGTCAGCTGACACAGTCACGGTGAACGGTACCACGACCTTCGCAGGTGCAGCCGTCACAACAACTCTTGCAGGAAGCGGATCAATTGCAGGAGCACTTACGGTCGGCGGCGACACCACTCTCAACGGCAACACCACTCTTGGTAATGACATCTCCGACACTGTCACCTTCACGGCACGTTCTGCATCGAACTTCCTGCCTTCCGCTGACGTTACTTACGACCTTGGATCTTCAGCACGCCGTTGGGCAAACATCTACACCGGTGACTTGCATCTCAAGAACGAACGCGGCGACTATACCCTCATTGAGGAACCGGACTTCCTGACGATCCGCTTCAACGCCACAGGCAAGCGCTACAAGTTCATGCTCGAGGCAGTCCCCGAGCTTGACGAAGAGCTCGGAAACTTCTCATCCGGACCAAAGGGCTGATACTTATACGCTGAGGAGAGTGGACTGCTGTGCCAATAATAACGAGCAACATATCCAGTTATAACAACACACCCATTGGAATATCTGGAAGCATCGCGTTCGCAAACACACAGCAGTCCAACTCCGACACAGTATTCTTCGTATCGGGATCGGACTCGTCACGATCAGTCTTCGGTGGCACTCTCTTGGTGTCTGGAAGTCTGGTCGTGTCGGGTTCGATGTTTTTTGGAGACGACGTCAATCAAGACTCTCTACAGGTGAGAGCAGGGTCGCTCTTCAGCGGTAACGTCGGCATAGGATCCACGACGACTTCGACTAGACTTCTCGTCTCAGGATCGTCTACACCTTCAAACTCCACTCTCGTCGTTCGTGAGGGTGTGACTTCTCCCACAGGAGGCGCAGATGTCCTCGACGTGCAAAACTCGTCAGGAACCAGTCTCTTTGTCGTAAGCGGCAGCGGATTCGTCGGAATTGGAACGACAAACACTGTGACAGCTAACAAGCTTTCAGTGTTCGGAGCCACATCAACGACCACATTCGGAGGTCACCTCTTACTGTCGTCTGATTCAGCTTCTTCAGCAATAGACAATGGTGGTCAGTTAAACTTTCAGATGTACGACGGCACCTCTTTGAGAGGAGCTGCTCTGATAAAAGGCGCCGAGGAGAACGGTACAAGCGGCAACTATGGAACATACCTCTCCTTCGGAACACGTGCTAACGGCGACTCAGTTCTCACAGAGCGACTCAGGATCGACTCTACGGGAAGCGTAGGCGTCGGTCTCACATCTCCTTCCGCGAGACTCTTCGTCACAGGATCGTCTTCTACTTCACAGCCTGCACTCATTGTTCAAGCAGGAACTACGAACCAAGTCGGAGGAACAAAAGTCTTTCAAGTACTCAAGAGTGACGGCACAGGAATCTTTCACGTCTCAGGCAGCGGTGACGTCACAGTCGACAACGGCAACATCGTCATAGGAACGGCGGGAAAAGGGATAGATTTCAGCTCCACAGCAAATGCTCCCTCAGGAACGCTTGGTCAAGAAATCCTAGATGACTATGAGGAAGGGTCGTGGACACCAGGCACGACTGTCGGCGGCGGCGGCACGATCACTTCTACACGTTCCGGATATTACACCAAGATAGGAAGAGTGGTCCACGTAAAATTCTTCGTCGAGGCTTCCGCAGTCTCCGGAACGAGGACCACATTGACTATAACGGGACTACCCTTTCAAGTGGACGTGACATACACAAACGGGTGGGTAGAATGCTATCTATTGAACAACACCGGCGGTCTTTCTGACGACTTCTCACATGGCATGGTCTGGACCAATGCGACGAGCAATTCTTTGACGTTCGACATTTATGAGACTACTTCTGGTGCACCTATAACCAGTCCTGCTTCTTTCATAGTTGCGGGCACACTCATATCGGGACACTTGACATATTTCACAAATCAGTGAGGGAAAATGAACATAGAGACAAGACACGTCATAGACAAGGTAGAGATAGACGAGAATACCAAGACGATTGGAGTGAGGACTCGCATACAACAGTGGGTTGTCTCCTCTGAGGGTGAGATTCTCGTTCAGGACAATGCAGGTTTCCACAGAGTCTCCCTAAATCCCGGAGATTGGTCCGGTGCAGAGTCTCACGGCGTCAGAAATTACGCAGATCTAGTGTGGACGCAGAGTGCCATAGATGCCTGGAATGTAATACAAGCGCAGAACTCTTCGCGTCGACTCTTCTAACGACTGGTTCTGTACCTGAGCGAAAACTTCTCTCCGTCCTTCAAGCCCTCCTCGTACATCTCCATCGCAACAGCGGTGGAAGGTATCTCGATCGTGTACTTGTCGAAGAGCGACAGGTGGGATGGGCGGATGTCGGAACCGAAGGACAGGGGCCACGCTGAGATTCGCAACGTCTCGTGGTGTTTCGACGGTTGGTTGCAGAGGACACCGGCGTCGAGGTGCAGGATCCTGTTCTTGAGGCGGACCATGTCGTTCATGAAAGGGATGGAGACGGACGACTTCAGCGCCTCGAACATGTCACCCTTCGATGCGAATTCGTCCTGCATCACGTAGCTCATCTTGAAGGGAAAGAGGGAGACTTTGGTGTAGCAGATGGTGAGTCGACCGGTCGTGTGGATGTCCTTCGGGGTGGCGTCGTAGATGTAGGCCGTCGACCTCTCCACCACCTCCCGCTTCTTCACGGACCGCGCTGCGGCGGCCGCGTTTAATGCCTCTAAAAACGCCTCATAGGCATCACCCCGAGTTAACAGGAATATTGCTGCGCCACCCCCGGCTGACGCCGTGATGTACTCTGTCGTGTTCAGGTCGATCAAGCCGTTCTCGGAAAGGCGCTGGAGGACTCCGAAGTACCAGAACACCTTCCAACCGCAACCGCTGAGAGAGACGCGTGTGAACATGACGTCTTAAATATTACGATGTGGTGTCCATATTTGTTTCGGATTTAGACGCCAAACCTTCCTCGTAGCGCCGTGAAGTTCTGGAGTATCTCTGCAGCGCTTAACGCCCTGTTGTATATCGATACTTGATAGATAGAACCTCCGAAGTAGGCAGCTGGGCTTCCATTTTGTTGCCTTGCCCCGACTAGCAACGACACATTTGACTGGTCCCATCCGATCGCTCCTGTCGAAGTGGAAGACGGGTCAAGCACACCGTTGATGTAGAGCCTCTGTGTGGATCCGTTGTACACTCCGCAGAGGTTATATGTCAAACCAGCTAACAAGCTGGTGGTGGACGTAGTGCTGTAAGGTGATACTTCTCTCTCAATGACTGCCTTGTTGTTTTTTATAGAGAGAATGTAATTACCCAGCACTCCGCCGTTGTATCGTCCCAATATGGATTGCTCTGACAAACTGACACTGCTAGGTCTAACCCAGGCGCACAGAGTGAACGGATTGTTGCTGCTGAAATAGTACAGAGAGTTCGTACCAATGGTCGCGTACTGGTTCGTTCCGTTGAGAAACAATCCTCCTCCCGCTGCCTCGCTGAAGGTCGGAGTCCCTGACAGGGTCGCCACCGTGCCGTTGTTGTTCAGGTCGACCCAGGACGTCCCTGTCCCTCTGTAGCTGTTCTTGTCTGCGGCATCGAGAAGCAGGATCAGGCTAGTGTCTCGAACTATCTTTCCGTTTCCAAACCGATAAGCCATGTCAGACTCCGAACCTCGCGCGAATTGAATTGTAGTTCTGTGAGACTTCTGCTGCGGTGAGACCGCGATTGTACATCTTCACCACGCTTATCTTGCCATTCAACCAATAGGGTGTGCTTATTCCACCGATCGAGATTCCGTTCTGCCCCATGGTGGAGTTGGTGATGCTTCCCTGCACCGCTTGTGATGCACCGTTGATGTAGAGGGAGTAGGTGGAAGAGGTTCGAGACGCAACAATGTTGAACCACCTGCTCGTCGACGGTGACCACGAGCAGAAAACGGATCCACCTCCCGAGTGTTTCGCGAAGTACAATCCGCTTGAGAAATAAGCGAACCACCACTTGTCTGCAGTTGATCCTGCGACGGGATCGCTTTGAAGGAAAGGCGTTGGAACAGATCCTCCAGAGTTGATCGAGTTCATCCACACCCACGTCTCTATCGTGAAATCTCCTGTTCCGAATGAGTACGTGGAGTCGTTCGGCATGTAAACGTAGGTATTGAGCCCCGCGAAGTTCATGGTCCCGCCGTAATCACTGCTGAAAGTTGGACCGTTTTGATATGAACCTGCGCTTCCCTTCACGAGATCATACCAGGCCGTTCCGCTGCCAGGGTGACTCGCGATGTCTGCTGCATCCAGTGCCAACACGAGACCGCTCTTGACTATTTGTGCGCCTCCGCCGATTCCCATTACCGTCCATACCTTGCTTTGGTCTGATTGAAGTGGTCAACAAGTTGTTGTTGTGTCAACATGACGCCGTTGTAGACGAGCACCTGTCCTATCGACCCGCCCCAGTGATCACCACCCGGGTGTGACCTTTGACCTATGAAGTTGACTGAAGCTCCGCCCGTCGTGTAGTACAGTGCGTTGTAATACCCGCCGCTTCCAACTTCCACACCGTCGAGGTAGAGTCTTGCAAATCTAGATCCGCCGTCCTGCACCACGGCAACATTGTACCATCTGTTCGCTTGTATGAGATTGTAACTCGACGTGATGTTACTCGCAGTCGCAGTTCCGTCCCATATTGCCCAGGCCGTTAAGTATAGACGGCTTCCGTCCACTCCCAGTGCGACTCCTAAGCCTCTACTGTCTTGTGTAGCTGTCCATCCTCCACCATATATCCAGCCTGTGCTTGACGTGTCACTCTTGTTCACCCATGTGGTCATTGTGAAGCTACCGTTCAAGTTGACGACAGAGACTTGACCGTACTGACTAGATCCGTTGAACGTGAAACTTCCTGCGCCTGTAGGAAGTCTGACGAACTGAGGCCCATTCACAAGAGAACAGTTGTTGCCGTCGCTAGACAGATTTGTCCACGTTGTACCAGACCCACCGTAGCTTTCTGGTATTGTGGCATCGAAGAACAGGGTGTAGCCTGATGTTGGCTTGAAATTGCTTCCTACTTGATACGCCATTAACGACCGAACCTTCCCTTGGTCTGATTGTAATTATCGAGGACTTGACCGCTCGACAGAACTACACCGTTGTAGATGAGAACCATCCCCAAAGATCCGCCAAAGTAGCGGTAATCACCTGGGTCTCCATGGAAGTCTGGTGACTCGTATGCGCTCCTTCCGATGAATGAAGTCGCCGCAGCACCGAAGTTGTCGTAACCTGGATTGAAGACTCCGCTTCCTTGCAGCAGTCCATTGACGTAAACGTATCCGACTCCCGAAGACTTTACGGCGCACAAGTGGTGCCAACGACTCGTGTCTATCACACCAGCAGCAACTTCTTTTCTGTTGCCCCATCCCCACCCGCTGTTTAACGTGGGCGTAAGTCCCGTGACCCCGAAGTTGACTGCATTGATTGCGCTCTGCCAGCCTGCGCCTATGAAGTAGCCTTCGGATGACGAGTTGTTCTTCTTGACCCACGCAATTAGCGTGAAGTTTCCTCCGAGACCCAGCTCTCCAATCGATCCGTATTGACTGCTGCCGTTAAAGTTCAGGAAGCCTGCTCCCGCAGGAGTGATTAAATAGGTAGGACCGTTCACTAGGCCGCAGTTGTTGCCGTTGCCCGACAAGTTAGTCCAAGTGGACCCAGAACCTCCGTAACTCTCGGGTATCGTTCCGTCAAGAAATACGGAGTAACCCGGGACGAACTCCAGCTTTCTTCCACCTTGAGTTGCCATCACACTCCAAACCTTCCTCTGAGAGATTCGTAGTTTTGTGTGACTTCAGTCTGCGTGAGACCTCGTCCTATGTACGTCCTGAAGCTGCTGACTCTTGCAGGCAACGGTCCATAATAACCTGCAAATACGGTGTTCTGAGCGATTAGAGCAGACGTGGGTGCTGCTGTTATGCTGACGCCGCTCAAGACTGCACTAGTCCCCACTAGACTTCCATTGAGATAGCAGTTAGTAGTTCCTGACACTCTTGTTAGACATATGTTGTGCCAAGTCAGTGTAGGAATCGTTAGACTTGAGAAACTCGCTCCGACTCCTCCGCCCATCCTCTCGAATCCGATCCTGGACGGGACAGATGTGCCGGTCCCAGAAGATTGAATGTACAAAGCTATTGTACCCGAAGCATTTCCTGTGCAAATATAACCCGTGTAATTTACAAAGCTTCCCAAGTAGCTGAGGTTGGAGATGAGATATAACCAAGTCTCTATCGCGAAGTCACTTGTACCCGACGGATACGCCGCCGGAGAGAATGTCGCGTAGTCGTCCAACTGATCAAACTGTATCGCTCCTCTTCCAAACCCATTTCCAGCGTCATAAGTGAAGTTGTTGGCGAGAGTGGCATTGTAACCGTTGCCACTGAGATCAGTCCAAATTGCTCCCGATCTCGGGTAACTGTTGTTATCACCGGCATCGAGGTTCATCGTTAGGCCGCTCTTTACAATTCGATAGCCAACGCTGCCACCCATCAGACCCTGAACCTTCCCCTCATCGCGTTGAAGTTTTGGAGGACTTCTGATGAAGTGAGTGATTTGTTATATACAATCGTGGAGAACATTTTTCCGTTGAAATACGTACCACTAATTCCTGCAGTCCCTAACTGATTGGTGGTTTGAAGAAGCGTTACCGTGAACGAAGAGAAAGTTTGCGTCATTTCCAAGTTTCCATTCACGTAGATGCTGAAAACGTTTCCCGATCTGGTTGCAGCCACATTGTAAGGAACGTTCACGATTGGTGTTGTTGTTCCATACAGGAGTTGGCTTGAGTAAGCAGGGCTTGTTCTATCCCCCAACAGCATGCCAAACTTGTTGTTCGTTCCTGCAGAATCGTACCTTAAGCCAAACAAAAATCTTCCGTTTCCTGACCCTGCAGAGTATTGAGAAAACATGACATACTCATTACCTTGTGTACTTATGAGTGAAGATATTGACACCCATGAGGAGATGGTCCAGTCAGAAGTTGCTCCTAGCGCCGTTGAATCCAAATTTGCGTATTGCGTGCTTCCGTTAAAAGCAATCGATCCGCAGTTATCTTGACCGTATGTGGGACTGTTTACAAGAGTCCCTCTGAATCTACTGGCGCCAAGATCTCTCCAAGAATTTCCGCTCCCCGAGTAGCTCTCTCTATTCGCTGCATCGAGGTACAGCACTAGACCGCTTGTGACCAGCTTGGGCATGTGATGTTGTGCCATTATAGACCGTACCTTCCTCTCATCGCAACGTAGTTCCTCGATATCTCTGCGGCGCTGAGTGCGCGGTTGTGGATTATAAGTGTAGAAATTCTGCCTGTGTAAAAATCTGCACTGTTAAGAGATTGATTCCCGCCCAATCTTAGAGTTGCAGAAGAGTTAATACTCGGGCTCCTAACTGTACCAGAAGACGAAAGAGAATTTTGCACATAAAACAATTGTGATGTGCTGCTTCTCACACCAGACAACATGTACCAACCTTCAACGGGAACAGAATAACTAGTTACTGTTTCTGTTCCGTCGAAAGTTCTAAAGCTAACATTTCCTGTATTGTAGGAAATACCAACCCAGTGATAGTTTGGAGCGTACGCTAGGAAATTACCAAAATAAACTATTGATTGACTTGCTGATGTTACTGTGGGATTAAGATAACACCAGCAACAGATTGTATAGTCAGAACTAGTATTTAAATTTGAAGTTGTAATGCTAGTGTTGACCCACGTGCTTGATCCGTTAGTAAATGTAAGATACCCCAAGTTTGATCCGCTATAAGACGGACTATTTGTAAGCGTTCCATTCCGACCATTCCCGCTCAAATCACTCCACGTTGTCCCGCTTCCTGGATAGCTCGCCCGGTTGCCTGCATCGAGGTACAACATGAGGCTGCTGTCGATCACCATCTTTGGGCCTGAGGATATCATCAGACCCTGAACCTTCCCCTCATCGCGTTGAAGTTTTGGAGGACTTCTGCGGCGCTGAGTGCCCGATTGTAGATCCGCACAGTAGATATTTGACCGTTGAAGTAAGGACTACTACCTTCACCAGTTCCGATACGCAAGGGAGCAGCTGCATTAGGTATTAGCGATGAGTTCGTTGCGCTTCCGAGGGAGGCACCGTTGGAGTAGAAAGTGAACGAGGTTCCGCTCTTCGTGATGGAGAAGTTGTACCACGTGGAGAGGGAGAGGGAAACCGTGCTCGAGGGTTCTATCACAACGTTGGTGCTGGGAGCGTAGTTGATGTGAAAGATGGGTTTGCTCTTCGAGATATCGTATGAATATATCCACTTCGAGAAGTTACCTCCACCCTCATCGTGAGAGAGAAGAGCATCGCGTTCCCATGCGGACGGCCACGCACCGCTCCTGTTGAACCACACGTCCATCATGAACTCTGAGTTTGTCCAGTCGTTCGAGTCAGGGACCGTGACGTGACTCGTGTTTCCTCCGAACGATATTGCTCCTAGCGCTGATGTACTGAACGTGGGAGAGTTGGTCAGAGTCCCGTTGTTACCTCTGCCGCTCAAGTCCCTCCACGTTGTCCCGCTTCCTGCATAACTGTCCCTGTTTCCCGCATCGAGGTACAGGACCATCCCTGACGTCACGATCTTTGGATAGTATGAACTTGCCATCAGATGCCGAACCTTCCTCTCGTCGCGCTGAAGTTCTGTGAGACTTCTGCGGCGGTGAGAGCCCTGTTATATATCGTCACGTGTGAGACACGTCCGTTGAAGAATCTAGTTGCCAAAGAGAAACCCCTCCCAATGTACACGTTGTTCATGGACCCGATGAAACCTGTCGGAGCTCCCCCTGATCCCACACTTCGAACAGTTCCCGTTGATGATCCGTTGTAGTAGATGAAACTGTTGGATCCAACGTATGTGATCGTGCTGTTGTTCCACCTGTTTAACTGCATTTGACCTGAGGAATGACCGTAATACCTGTCATTGTTGTTCGTTATGTCGGAATAATTCCATCCGCCGCCACCAGAACCGTCTATTTCGAACCGGGGGCCAATGTTGCCTGTCGTGCCGTTGTAAGCGTAGTTGCAGTCTATGACATTCTGCCAGTTCGTGAAAGTAAGTGGGAAAAACCACACAGACACCGTGAAGGTTGCGAAAGAACCTGGCAATGCTCCATGTACACTGATTGCGTCTACACCGTTGAAAGTTATCGATCCTAGACTGGCAATATTATAAGTGGTTCCTCCACTCAACACACCGTTCTTACTGTTCAAACTCAAGTCATTCCACACAGTCCCGCTCCCAGGATAACTCTCTCTGTTACCCACGTCGAGACACAACGCTAAACCATCTGTGACAATTCTCGGGTAGTAAGCACCTGCCATCAGCTCCTCGCTCTCTTTTGGCTTTCACCGTGTTGCATCAGATTCCGAACCTTCCCCTGTGAGCGCTGAAGTTCTGTGAGACTTCTGCTGCGGTGAGCGCCCTGTTGTACAGCTGAACTATAGATAGACCTCCCGTGAAGTACTCTGATGCGCTTATTGCGCCTTTACCAAGTGTAAGAGTACCTTCAACGAATGTCCTCGTACTTGCAGCAGTGCCAAATACATCGCCATTTTTGTAGGCCGTAATTGTAGAACCATTGTATGTCATCGTCAAATTTATCCACTGGTTCGCTGAATACGGAATGCTAGACACAGTATCTCCCGAGACACCCCAGACCCCTACCGTCACCCAGAAAGTTCCATTGTTTCTCTGTTGAATTGCATAGCCAACCGTCGAACTGTCAAAAGTCATGTTTGTCAACGGAGTCATGAAATTCCCAGACGTAGTTGGGTAACACCAAATGTTTGCCGTTATATTTTGCCCGGACACGCCCGGTGAAGTCACAGTACCGCTTTGCGTGGATCCATTGAAAGACAGATAGCCCAAGTTTCTCGTGTCGTAAGATGGAGCATTTACTAGAGAGGCATTTCTCGCATTGCTTGCCAAGTTTAACCAAGACGCGCCGCTTCCTGGGTAACTCTCCCTGTTCCCGGCATCGAGGCACAACACCATTCCTTCGGTGACTATTCTAGGTGAGAAGTGCTTGCCCATCGCTGTAACTATAATATACTATTTGCCGTTTACGTCACCCGAACCGTGTTTAGTTTCTTAGTGCTAACGTCAAACTCAGAGGTTAATCACATGGACAACGAATTGGTCGAGAAGCAGAACAAGGCATTGAACGTACTGGTCGAGGCGGCGAGACTCGCTCAAGCCCGCGGCGCCTTCACGCTCGAGCAGGCATCACTCGTCGCCGAGGCGATCGCAGTGTTTAAGCAGCCTGAAGCACAGTCGGGCACTCAGATCACCGACTCAGTGACTTCGTCTCCTCCGTCAGTCTTCTGATCGTCGAGTAAATTGTGAAAGCGGAGGTTCTTGTGGGCCTCCGTTTTTCTTTTAGGTTATAATTTTCACATGCCTACACAGCTTCTGCAGAACGTCAATTTTGGAAGATCGAAGTACGATGCAACAGGATCTCTTGGTGTCGGTTATTCTCTCTTGGGAACAGATGGGACCGTCGTTGAGTCAAGGACGACCACGGGAGTCTACCAGACCGCACCCGGTATATACGCTGCATATGTGTCTTTCCCAGACAATTTCAAGGGACAGATACTCTGGGACACCGGAGATCATTATTTTCTGACAGCTTCTTATGCCACCGAAGAGTACAACGGTTCTGCAGCTGTCACGATAGATACAGCCAAGATCGATGAGATATACGACGTCGTCACGTCCATGACGGGCACTCTCAATTCAATCTACGACATACAGTTCGGTCGCTGGAGGATAGTGAACAATCAGATGATCTTCTACAAAGACGACAACACGACCGAGGTTGTTCGTTTCGACCTCTTCGACGATGCCGGCAATCCAACGATGGATGCTGTCTTTGAGAGAGTCAAGGTCTGATGGGAAACAAGTTGGTGACTCGCGGCATGGGACCTGTCACAGGCGGCGTCCCAGGAAGAGCTGCGTTGATATCGCAAGGACTTGGAGGTTTCTTTGAGGAGGTCAAGCGACAAGCGATCCGCATCTATCGAGCGGGTCAGAGTGGCACGAAACGGGCACTTCAAGAACTCCAAGAGGTGATGGTCTGGGCCAAACTGATCAGAATAAATGACGAGAAACCTCCCATTCCTATCTCGGGTTCGATTAAGGTGAGAATATCCAAGACGTCCCAGATAGCAGCAGTTCTCATCAGTAGGGCCTCCGTGCGTGTCAGATCTGCGCTAGAAGACCTCAAGATCACGGTAAAGAGGATAAAGTGAGTGATATGTATCTGCGATGGAACCGCTGACAGAAACGATACAATTAGACATCGAAGAGAGTAACGACCTCACGTTCAAAATCAAGATGGAGGGAACAGCAATGTCTCCCGCCAAGGTGAGACTCGTATGTGAGAACGAAGACTTCGCCTACATGTTCAACGGTTACGGCACCGGTGAGGACGAGGTGGTGCAGTTTACTCTCCCGAGGATGGACAAGAAGATCACCGAGGGTACGTACGACGCCCGTGTAGAGGTCCTTGTCGACAACCGCTACTTCGCTCCTCTTCAGTTCCAGATCAACTTCAAGAAGACTCTCTCTGTCGTAGCAGAGACGATACAGGTCGTACGAAAGGCCGTCAAACCTGAGGTCACTGTGACTGCAGCGCCAATATCTGTCATAAAGCCTGTTGCTGCTCCTCCACCCGCAGTTGCCACCATTAAATTTGAGCAGAAGCCTGTTGCCAAAGTCGCTTCTCCCGTCACTCCTCCTGAGCCTCAAAAGATTCAAGTGGAGTCTGCACCACTGCCTGGTTCACTGAAGGATACTTTCCTCAAGAAGACCGCCCAGCCTGGATCACTCAAAGAAAAATTCAGCAAGTGATCTTCGATTCGAGAGCGCCGTCGATCAGGAACTGTCCACAAACTCTTGGTAGGTGAGACCAAATCCAAGACGATCACATACTTATCGCACAGGATAGGTGTGACACATGGCCACGTTCGTTAACACAATAGCACCCACGCCATTTGGCTTTTTTGACGCTGACGCTGACTTTCAAGCAGAAGCAGATTCCATGGTCACTTACGTGAAGAGGAAGCTCGGTGACGACGTCCTCTCTGTCGAATTGACGAAGAAGCAGATCTGGTCTTGCCTTGAAGAAGCTGTCTGCGAATACTCTCGACAAGTCCATGAGACGAAGATAGTTTCTGAATTGACGAACGTCCTTGGTGTATCTACATCGGAAGACTATACGAACAAGTATTCTCGTCAAACACTTGAATACTTGGTGAGAATGGCAGAGCCCTATGCGACTGAAGCTTACGTCGGAGGTTCTTTTAATTACACGTTAGGCTATTTTGATCTTGTCGGTGGAAAGCAGGACTACGACATCTATACAGACTTGAAAGACTTTGTATCAGGCTCGTCTGTATACGGTAATTTACCTGCCGGCAGCAAAGGCAAGCTTAAAGTCGTTGAGTTATTTCACATGGAACCTCTTGCTGCTCAACACTTTTTGTTAAATGCCTCTAACATAACGAACTTCATGGCGACGAACTTCAACTATGAGTCGTATGTTAATTCTTCAATCTTCTATGTTTTACCCATCTTTGAAGACGTACTTCGCAGAGGAATGCTTGAGTCAGCCTTCAGAGTGAGAAGATCACACTACAGTTATGAGATAATGGGAAGCAAACTAAGGATCTATCCTATTCCCATGACAGACTTGCAAACTGGTAAACTTTTTTGTAGGGTGTTACCTCCGCAGAATCCGCTCAATCCTTCAGCATTTTCTGATGATTCTATCGATGGCATCTCAGGTCCCCAGAATTTTCCACTTGGAAACATTCCGTTCGGTTCGATAAACCAGCCAGGTCGTCAGTGGATTAGACAGTATACACTCGCTCTGTGCCGTGAGATGTTAGGCCTCGTTCGATCAAAGTTTCAGAACATACCCGTTCCTAATGCAGATCTTCAGCTCAACGGCGAGTCGCTCGTTACTACGGGACGTGAAGACAAGGATAAACTCCTCACACAGCTTAAGGAGTTTCTTGCAAACTTAACACATCAGAAGATGTTAGAATCCGACGCCGCCGCCGCCGAGTCCCTCAACAAGCAGTTGAAGTACGTTCCGATGCCTAAGGGCCACACCATCACGATAGGATGATCCATGGCACGTCTTTTCCTCGGACCCAGAGAACTCAACTTCATCAGTGACATTACCAAGGAGATTGTCAAGGATGTGATAGGTCAAAAAATATTTCTGTACCCAATTTCCGAGCTGAAGACGAAGACGCACGGAGTCTACAACGAGGCGCTGAAGAAGGTGTACGACAACCCCATCGCCCTCGACGCGCTGGTGGACAGCAACTTCCAGACCGACACGAAGATAGACAAGTTCGGCGTCGACGCCCAGTACAAGATCGAGGTGTACGTTCAACACAGGGACCTCTTAGACAAGGGCATCAACGTTTCCATCGGTGACTTCTTCTCCTTCTCTGACGTCTTCTACGAGATAACAGAGCGGTCGTTCATGAGAAACATCTACGGCATGCCGGAACACAAGGATGGCGTCAAACTCGTCGGCGTCAAGGCCCGCGAAGGTCTCTTTACTGCACCTCTCATTGGACCTACAGATATTGGGTACACCGATGCTGCTGCTGTTCAAACAGAATTTCACCAGCAGCGAGGAGAAGCAGTCGATGAGAATGGTGAGGCGACAGGAGACAAGAGGGATCTTGTCGAAAACGAAGTGCTCGACAAACCCCTGACCGGTCCAAAGCAGGTCTCCGATCTCGGAGATCCTGCACGAGTAGGTTCTGCTTTCTATGATGAGTGAAGGGAAGTTAAATGCCCACCAGACTGAATCCAAGCTACAAAAAGAACTTTAATCAGGCGCCTCTTCAAACAGGATACGAGAACGGCAACAGCGCTCCGTCTCTGACGATTCCTTCTTGCGGAATAGAAGATGTTGACTCGTCAATCTTCGATTTGTTCGACAAGGAAATATCTGCGCAATATGGAGGAATAGATTCCTCTGAAGTCAAGAAGACTCCTGTGATATTTGCAGCAGGAGAAAAGTGGGCTCTTCTGAAAGGCGGAAGGCCCGTGAGAGACAAGAACAATACCTTGATACTTCCACTCATAACCATAATGAGGACTGATCTGAATCAGTCGTCTTCTGAAGATATCGCAGGAAGAGGCATAAATCAGAACGTCGGAGAGATAGTAGTAAAGAGAAGGCTAGATAAGACGGACAGGGACTATCAGAACCTGTCTAACAGACTCCTCATTCCAAATCAGCAGAATCTTTCTGACAGTACACCGAACAGTGTAGTAAATACCGACAGGAAGACAGGCGAACTGTCAAATTCTAGGCCTCGTCGTGACGGAGCAATCCTGGCGCCCAACTTGCTAAACAACGTGTATGAGACCATCGTCGTCCCAACACCACAGTTCTACACTGCGAAGTATCAGGTGACTGTGTGGACTCAATATATGCAACACGCAAACCAAATCATGGAGAAGATTTTCAGTACACTCCTACCACAGGGTCAGTCGTGGCGTCTAGACACGCCCAAAGGGTACTGGTTTGTTGCCAAAGTAGAAGATGGTTCTTTTGCACTGGAGACAAACTTTGATGACATGTCACAGCAGGAGAGGTACATCAAGCACACATTCAACGTAAGCGTCCCTGCTTATTTCTTCGTCCCAGAGTCCCCAGGATCTCCAATACCCATAAAGAGGTACGTGTCTTCTCCGACAATATCCTTTGAATCGAGTTTTGACAGACCAATTACTCCCAATGAGCCTGATGACGGTTATGTTTTAGGATCAGACGATCCTACACTTCCGCTAGACGAACAACCGAATAGAAAGACGGATCAACAGACTGACGGATGGAGGCAGCAGAAAGTTTACCCCGTGTTCTCTGACATAGGCTCTAACTCCGCCGCTCAGGGCCAATTGGATCCTGTCGCTTCCTCAAACTCGTATTCAAATATCAGCTCTCCCCGAGGAAGTATAATAAAAGCAACAGGAAAGAATTCAAAAGGAGAAGTAACTTACTCAGGAGCTTCTCTAGGCGGCCTTGAAATTGTGATTACAAAGTAAGCTTTCTGACTTCGATGTTGATAGTTATGTGAAGAATCAAGATCGAAGGAGATTAGATAATGGCCGAGCAGACTTTCAAGGCGCCGAACTTTTATGAGCGTGAGATCGACCTCTCCGCTCCAACCGTAACAGGACCTGTGGGCGTCCCTGCTACCGTGATCGGTACCGCGAACAAAGGCCCCGCTTTTGTACCTGTCACGGTTGCAAACTTCAATGAATTCGTTCAGCTGTTCGGCAACTTAGATCCAAATAACTTTGGACCATACGCCGTCAACGAATTCTTGAAGCATAGATCATCTCTCACATACTTGAGAGTTTTAGGCGCCGGCGCCAATTCAACAGATGCCCATCTAGATGCGACAAGAGTTTATGGAACTGTGAACAACGCAGGTTTCTTACTGTCAGGATCAGCTTCATCTGCATCAGATGCTAGAGACGTCGGAGCAGTTCAGTTCCTCGTTGCAAAGCACGTGAGAACGGATAAAGGTCTCTACGGCATGCCTGTGTTTCAGGACAACGACACAGTTGCTGATACGACAACGACAGATCTTGGAATCAACTTGGTGAGAGGACTCATCATGACTCCCAATACCGCTAGAGTCATGGTTCTTTCAAGCTCTACTTCTATCACAGGCTTAGGTCCGGCTGTAAATGACTGGACAATTGCCGACGGTGACAATAAGATTAAAATTGTTATTTCTTCGTCATTGGGTTCTACATTCTCGACAGGTGACGGGAAGCCTGGTGTTAAGGTCCTTACAGCCTCTTTTGATCCTTCTGACAAGGACTACTTCGCTAAAGTTTTGAACACAGACCCCGACAAGTTTTTCCAAGAACAGCACTACCTCCACGCAGACTTTGCAGTCGACGTCAACGTTGCTCACGTCAGCTCATCATGTGAGGTCGCTGTCGTCTCTGGTTCTTCGAATACTTCGTCTAATGGCCTCTCTTCTCGTTTCTTCAGAGAAGTCTTCGGTTCTTATAACGCGAGGTATTCTACGCCAAAGACGACCGACTTCATCTCTCAGCCATATGGAACGACTGAGTACGATCTCTTTAACTTCGAGGCGATCGACGATGGAGAGTACGCAAATGCGCTCTACAAGATCTCCATAAGCAACGTTAGAGCTTCTGCAGACGATTCCAACAAGTTTGGAACGTTCAACGTTCAGATCCGTTCTTGGGACGATACCGACACGTCTCTGAATATTCTTGAGCAATATACTAACTGTACGCTCGATCCGAATTCTGACAATTACGTCGCGAAGCTCATCGGAGACAGAAAAGTTTACTACAACTTTGACGCTGTCAATCCAACAGAGAAGAGACTGGTCGCATCAGGGAAGTATCCAAACAACTCGAAGTACGTCAGAATAGTGATGAACGATGCAGTCGAGAGAGGAAATCTTCCAAAGGATGCACTTCCCTTCGGCTTCAGGGGGCCAAAGCTTCTCAACATCAATCCAAGCACAAAGCTCACAGATTCCTTGCCAACGTCAAATGCAAGATTGACAGGACAACTCACGAGCGTTGCCACTTCGCTCTCAAGCTCCTTCCTCCCGCCCATACCACACAGGTACAAGGTTACGAGAGGTGAGGTTTCTACGACAGGAAACTTCGATGGAGCTCCTGGATCTTCTGAGCAGGCAAACGTTTCCTACTACTGGGGTGTCAAGTTCGAGAGAGCCAGCACAGCTTCTACGCCAACATCTAACGATGTCCTCAATGCTAACGTTGTCAATGAAAAGAACGCGTTGCTCGAGGCATATACCAAGTTCGTAGGAATCGAGAAGCTTGATGCTCTCGTGACGGGCTCTACAACTGACAGTCTCAACAACAACAAGTTCACGCTCGCCAACGTTGCCCTTTACAACGAATTGATTACACAGCTCACAAGCTCGGTCAACGACCACATGAGAGAAGCTGCTTACATCAGAAACGCGAAGTTGGACAGCACGAAGTACACTTGGACCGAAGGCGGCAGGAACAGAATGACCTTCGCCACTCTTTTGGCATCGGGTTCTGCTGCTGTGTTCAACAGATTTTCCGCATACTCCAAGTTCACAAACTTTATGTACGGTGGTTTCGACGGAACAAACTTCCTCAACAGAGACGCGCGCAGGATCAATGACAAGTCCGTCTCTTTCGATGCAGCAACAGCTGGTGGAGCCTCCACGAGCAATTCAATAAGCGGATTTACTACCAACCCGTCGGGTCAGAACATCAGCAACAACGGTGTAGCTTCTTACCTCACGGCGGTTGACATCGCCACAAACCCGCTTGAGGCCAACAACAATCTCCTCGTGGTACCTGGAATTCGGGAGCCATACATAACAGACCAGACGATGGCCAAGACTCGCGACTACGGCCTCTCGATGTACGTCATGGACATTCCGTCCTACGACGACAACGGAACCAGGCTCTACGACGACTCTACCAACAAACCAAACATAAACCAGACGACGTCCAAGTTTGACAGCAGGGTGATAGACAACAACTACGCAGCAGTCTACTACCCAGACGTCTTCATCGACGACGTAACAAATCGTCGTAGAGTAAAGGTCCCAGCATCTGTACCAGCACTTGGAGCCCTCGCCTTTAACGACAGAGTAACCTATCCTTGGTTCGCACCAGCAGGATTTAACCGTGCAGCTTTGGATTTCGTCACCAACGTGGCAATCAGACTCAGCAGCACAGACAAGGATCGCCTCTACGATTCACGCATCAATCCTATCGCCTCCTTCCCGAGGCTCGGTTACGTGATCTATGGACAGAAGACGCTGCAGATCAACAAGTCTGCACTCGACAGAGTAAATGTTCGCAGGTTGATGCTCGAGATCAAACGCATCATCATCGACATCGCGCAGAGGATCGTCTTCGAGCAGAACACACCTGCCGTCCGCAATAAGTTTGTGGCAGACACTTCATTCCAGCTCAGCCTCATTCAGGCTCAGGCAGGAGTCGAGGCCTTCCAGGTGGTGATGAACGAGTCGAACAACACGCAAGATGACGTCGACCTCAACCGCCTCAACGGTCGAATCGTGGTCGTCCCAACGAGAGTGGTGGAATACATCGCGATCGACTTCATCATCACAAATAGTGGCGTGCAATTCGTCTGAAATTCGTCACCAGGCACATAGTTAGTAACAAATTGATTGGAGCAGATAAATGGCACAACTGAAATTCGGAAGCGCAGGAGTCACGGCAAGAGAAATTGATATCTCTGGCCCCACGACTCAACAGCCTGTCGGCGTACCCGCTGGTATTGTAGGAACTTCTTTGAAGGGACCTGCTTTCGTACCAGTGACCGTTGGCAATCTGTCGGACTGGTATTCCAAGTTTGGTCAGACAGACGGCAAGAAGTTCGGTCCTCTTGCCGTTGTGGAATGGCTTCGCAATGCGCAGTCAGTCACCTACCTGAAGGTCCTCGGCGTCGGCGACGGTCGCAAGAGAGACATCACAGACGCCAGCAGAGTAACTAGAGCAGGTTTCGTCGTCGGGTCAGAGCTTCCAGACTCAGATGGAGAGATCAGCTCAAACTCTTACGCCAACAGCAACGGCTCTTCGGGGCGCCTTTACTTCCTCGGATGCTTCATGTCTGAGTCGGCAGGCTCCACATTCTTCTCTGAGGCAGGTCTACAAGGAACTAACGCTGTCGGAACTTACAACGTAACAGCATCACTTCCCATAGTGAGAGGCGTTCTAATGGCGCCGTCAGGAGTCTTGCTGAAGCTCTCTTCTTCTCTCGACGCCAACTCTTCAGCACCTGGTCAGACTGCCATAGGGCTTGAGGGTAATGCTTCCGTTAGAGGATCTTCACTTGGTAGCGTTGTTCTCTCGAATGGAACTTCACCGAAGCAAGAGTTCGTACTTTTCCTCAATGGACACAAGGGAACCGACGATAGGTATCCGCGAGTCGTCACTGCATCCTTCGACCCTCTGTCGAACAACTACTTTGCTAAGACTCTCAACACTGATCCATACAAGATTCAGGAAGCAGGACACTACCTCTATGCGAGTTGGGACGTTCATCCCAACCTTGCTGTCGTTACAGGATCTGGACTCGTGCATCCGACTTCAGGTGCTGTCGCATCAAATGCGTACGCCGAACCTTCGGCTTTCTTACTCACGTCTTCGGTTGCATATGACAACGGAACATCGACCGTACCCAACTACGAATCGTTTGAAGACAGATTCTCGCACGCAGTCTCGCCTTGGGTCATCTCTCAGAAGTTCGGTGGACAGGCACAGAACCTCTTTAGGCTTCACTCGTTGGACGACGGATCGGGCGTTTCGACTCTCTTCAAGGTCTCCATCGAGAATCTCAACGTCTCCACAGACCCACTCAACAAATACGGATCTTTCGATGTCGTCCTCAGGTACTGGACAGACAGAGATCAGGATAAGAAGAATATACCTAACGAAGTGTTCCGAGGCGTTAACCTCGATCCGATGTCTGACAGGTATATCGGGAAAGTCATCGGTGACTTGCATGCATACTTCGACTTCGATAGAGACGAAGCAGAGCAGAGAATGGTCGTCGAAGGAAACTACGAGAACCGCTCGAACTACGTGAGAGTAGAAGTCCACGTCGACGTCGAGAACGGATTCGTCGATCCCGCAGCGATACCAATGGGCTTCAGGGGCGTCGATCACCTCTTGACCTCCGGATCAGCGCCTCTCCAGAGTCTTGGAGCCCTCCTCACTGCAGGTCTCAACTCTGATGTAGGAGGAACCGTCTCGAAGAGAGCAGTTACACCACCGGTTCCCTTCCGCAGGAAAGTCACACAGTCTGAGGAGTGGACAGCACTTGAACAGGTCAACAGCAGACTCTACTGGGGAGTTCAGTTCGAGCATCCTGCTTCGTTGGTCAAGAAGAACGACAGCATCCTTCCGAACGACACACTCAAGTCCTTTGCCAAGTACTTCCCCAACTTCGTGACAGGAGAGGCGAAGTTCCTCACAGGCAGCAACAGCGGACAGCCTGACACGGCAGCTTGGGGTGTCATAGACTCGGACAGATTCTGCAACAACATCTTCACGTTGGAGAACCTTCAGGTCGTGACCGCATCGAACGGCCTCGCCGATCCTAACAAGTGGGTCAACGCCGTCTACTGCAGAGACGGAAAGGTCACGTCGACCGACACGTCCAAGTTCCTCACATCGACCGACGCAAGCAAGGTAAGAGGATTTAAGACGGACGACATCAACTCGAACAGACAGTTTGCCAAGTTCACCTTCCTCATGCAGGGCGGATTCAACGGCGTCAATATCTTCGACGAGGACTCCTACGAGATCAACAACAATGCCGTTTCTGCAGACATGAACTCTCAGGCCGGCCGTGGTCTCCAGGACGGAGCATCTGTCAGGACTTACCTCAAGGCCCTCGAGGTCATGAAGAACACGACCAACGTGGACATTCAGCTCCTCGCCATCCCGGGAATCCGTGAGGCGATAGTCACAGATGCAGCGACTCTTGCCGTCGAGGAGAGATTCGACGCTCTCTACATCATGGACATCGAACAGGTCGACGAAAACAACAACGAGGTCAAGCTTGATACACAGAATCCTTCTGTGATCAGGACGGTCGACACCTTCGTCAACCGCTCGGTCGACTCCTCCTTCGCTGCAGCCTACTTCCCTGACGTACTCTATCGTGATCCGATCGGCAGGAACCTCCAGGCGCCTCCCTCGGTCCTCGTGCTCGGCGCGCTCTCGCTCAACGACTCCGTGGGACATCCATGGTTCGCGCCGGCGGGCTTCTCACGAGGTGCTCTCCCAGAGGCAGCGCTCGAGCCTCGCGTCAGACTCTCTCAGGGAGACATGGATAGGCTTTACGACAGGTCAATCAACCCAATCGTCGCCTTCCCAGGAGCTGTTCGAAGCGGAACAAATCCTCGTGGCGGTGTGGTGGTGTGGGGCCAGAAGACGCTCCAGGTCGCTGCATCTGCTCTCGACAGAGTCAACGTACGACGCCTTCTCATCGACATCCGTCGACAGGTCCGAGAGATCGCACAGACGGTCCTCTTCGAGCCGAACCGCGAGGCAACACTCGCTCGCTTCTCCGCGGCAGTCACACCACGCCTCCAGAGGATCCAAGCCCTCGCCGGTCTCGAGAGATTCAAGGTTGTCATCGACTCCTCGACGACGACGCAGGACGACATTCTCAACAACACGATACGTGGTAAGATATTCGTGCAGCCTACCAAGACGATCGAGTTCGTATCGCTTGACTTCGTGGTCGCAAACAATGTCACCCAGGTGCAGTGAGGAATAAATGAGAATAACACGAGGTCAGTTAACCGACCTGATTAATGAAGAAATATCTACAGCACTCTTGGAGCGTCAGAACAGGCGCCTCTTGGAGGCTGCGGGTGTTGAAGACGACGTGGGTCCCATGTCGCTCGACGACCTCGTGGACTTCGCGAAGAAATACGCAAGCCTCTCGAGAGACGACAGGAAGAATCTCGACCTCATCATGGACGGCCGCGGCGAAGGCGTGACCCCCGAGGAGATTCGAGATCTACAGATCGCGCTCGGCGGTTATAGCGTCGACCTCGACGATTACCTCGATGATGCGCTTAACGCTTCTGCGATGTACACGGACGAGGACGAAGACGACGGCACTTGGGCCGCCGCAGTTCGAGCAAACCGCTGATTTCACCAACAATTTTTCGACAGACAGAATACTTAGAACAGGATAACAGGAGAACACCATGGCCGCAGAGACACTTGACGTCACATCAATGATTCCAGCGAAGTTCGAGCCGAAGCGCAAGAATCGTTGGGTGCTTATGATCGAGGGCATCGACGCCTACATCATCAAGACGACGGCACGTCCGACGATCACGACAGAGGAAGTTGAAGTCCCCTTCATCAACTCACGTCGTTACCTCGCCGGCAAGACGACCTTCGGAACGATGGCCGTCACCCTCCACGATCCAATCGCCCCCTCGGGCGCCCAGCAGGTGATGGAGTGGGTCCGCACCCACTTCGAGTCGGTGTCGGGTCGCTCAGGTTACGCCGACTTCTACAAGCGCGACGTGCAGCTGAAGCTCCTCGATCCCGTCGGCACCGTGGTGGAACTCTGGGACATCAAGGGAGCATTCATCACGGAGGCCAACTTCGGTGAGGTCACCTACGAGGACGGCGGACCGGCTGAGATCTCCCTGACACTTCGATTCGACAACTGCGTGCTTCAGTTTTAGTAGAAGTCTTATATCGAATCGTTCGGTGAAGTATAATTACCTCCGCTAGATAACCTCGCGGAGGTTTTTATTATTCTTATGCGAGATTAAGGGACTAACATGGCTCGTGCAACTTTTGAAAGTGGAACCAATCTATTCATCAGCTCTGGTAACAACTACTACTTCAGCAGCAGCTTAGGTGGAGAAGTAGGGATAGGTACGAAGAATCCGACTGCACAATTAGAAGTCTTCGGCGGAGACATCAAGATCTCTTCTCCAGGTGCAATCCTAGATCTCACGACAAACTCCACTAACGGCGTGAGATTCTTCAACAGAGGCGCCGCCGGAATAACGTCGACAACACAGGTTGCATACGAAGAAGGATCCTACACGCCTACATTGTCTGCAGGTTGGACGGCAACTGCAGGTAATTACGCAGGCTATTGGCAGAGAAGCGGCACCAGAGTTACAGTTTGGGTTAATTTTACCGGTGGTACAAACAGCGGAGCGACAGGCGGTCAGACAATAAGTCTTCCTACTGGCTTGACACCTGTTAGACTTGGCTCCGGTACTGCAGTAAATACCAGCGGTACTGCTCTTGGAAACGGAGTCGTAGTAGCGACAACTTCGGGGACAATTGTGAATGCAAGCATAATCACAACCACGACTGTTGACAAGGTATTGCAAGTCAGTTACTTGATATGATGCTTTAAATCTATCAACCGACGCCTTGATACCCTAGCGATCCTGTCAGAGTAGACATCTGACTCGAGGGTATTCCTGTGAGACCAGCCACGAGCTCGTAACTTGAGGTACCGGTTCCTGCTCCTTGCAAGAATATAGCTTTCACTCTAAAATCTCCGCTGAAGGACTCGTTCTGTCCGAGAACAATTCTGTTGCTTCCAGCGACTCCAAGTTCTGTGAAACCTACCGCTAATGCGTCTGCGCCTTTGTTCTTCACTGTAAAAAACGCGACTATGTGTGAAAAGTCGTGAGACTTAGTAGCGCTACTAGCGACTGTTGATGCCGTCACGTAGGGTATAAGTGAGATTTGATAAGCTGAGACGTATCCCTCGCCTTGAACAGGATGATTTAAAGCCATTGATTCACCTTCCTCTTAAGTATTAGATGCTGTGGTCGTTTTTCTCTCAATTGTTTACATAGACTCTCGATGAATTATCCTTATACCTAGGAGATAGACCCTAAATGTCAGACGATAGAGAGCAGAAGAACGCGATTTTTTCACAGCAGCTGCCACCCGGTGTGGATCCCAGAATGCCTCGTCAGTCGCACGCCGAGAAGGTCAAGGCAGACTTCGGTCTTGAGATACCGAATGAAGTCGTTCCTCTTCCATCGAACGGAAAAGTCTACTCGCAGGACTCTTCTCTCTACGGATCAGAGGTCGTCGAGATCAGAGCAATGACCGCCCGCGAGGAAGACATCCTGACTTCTCGCGCTCTCTTGAAGAAGGGAACAGTTATCACAGAGCTCATTAGATCCTGCCTCGTAGACAAGTCGGTCAATCCTCTCGACCTCCTCAGCGGTGACAGGAATGCGCTCATGGTCGCCATTCGCATCACGGGTTATGGTCCTGAGTACAATGTTGAACTTGAGTGCAATGAATGCGGTGTCAAGTCTCCTCACTCCTTCAACTTGGGGGCCCTTCCGATCAAACGTCTCGAGATAGAACCAGTTCTACCTGGAAGTAATTTGTTTGAGTTTAAGTTGCCTAGAACTGGCAAGGTCGTCAAGTTCAAGTTTATGACTGGCCGCGACGAGGAAGAGATGATGGTCATGAGTGAGAAGCAGAAGAAATTGGGCCTTCCGACAGACAATAGCGTCACAACAAATCTCCTCTATTCCATCCAGTCTATCGAAGGCATTCAGGACAGATCTGCCATCGCGGCGTTCGTCAAGGCAGTTCCTGCGGCCGACTCGCTCGCTCTCAGAAACTACATGCGCGATCACGAACCAGGCATCACGATGAGACAGGACACGACCTGCAATGCCTGTGGACACACCGAGGAGGTCAACATGCCGCTCGGCGTCACGTTTCTTTGGCCTTCGGCCGGAAGATAGAGAAGACCTCCTGATGGAACCAGCGTTCCTCCTGATGTACTACGGAGGATTCACTTGGAGGGAGACCCAACACATGCCAGTCTCCTACAAGCGCTGGTTCATCGAGAGGATAGGCAAGGAAATTTCGAGGTCGCACGAAGCCGGCCAGACTCAGAGCAGAGCAGCCCACCAGAACACGCCTGATGTGAGGACCTTGCAGGGTAAGTCGAGAGATCAAACTCCCTCACGCTTGAGAAGATTCACCTAAATTGTGTGAATCTTTTTTAGCTTCTATTTATTTAACATACGAATAGGAGAGATGCATGGAGTCGACACCCAATGACGAAACCCTCAACGAGGGTGGATACCTCAATTTGACAGGAAAGATATTTCTCGCATCCCTCGGCGCGTGGCTCGTCGGCAAAGTCATCAACACGAAGGTCCGAGGAAGTAGAGACGAGATACAGGCCGTAACAAATGCTCTCATGTCATCCAAGAAGTTTCAGGATGAGTTGAGACGTCCCGGTGCGTCTGTTGAGTCTGTCATGGAGAAACTAAGAGTAAAGCAGATGTCGGCGTCAGAGTTTGAAAGAGTTCTCGGCGTCAGATGGCCTCTCTGAGAGTAACTTAAATGGCGGGTGAGATGGATCCTAAGGCAGCGGAGGAGCTAGCCAAAAACATCCAGAACGTGAAGAACGCGTCGCTGGAGACCACCCGTGCTTTCCAAGAACAACTTAAAATAATCACTCAAATGAGGGACGCCATGTCACAGGTGGCCGGAAATGTCCGCGCCATGTGTCAAGGAGAGTGCGGCGTCCTGGATCCTGAAACTTGGCAAGAAGTTTCAAAAGAAGTAGAAAAGCACAACACTGAAGTGAGCGAGGCAGCAGCAGCTGCGAAGAAACTCGCTGAGGTCATGAAGTCCACTCTCGCGAAGGCAATCATCATTGCGACGACTGCTCTGACAGGTCTCACTCAAGGCTTCAAGAACGTCATCGCCATGTCCAAGGCGGCAGGAAAAGCAATATCCACGATCGGCGGTGGAATATTCTCTATCGCGCAATCGATTCTGAGCATACCCTTCAAAATATTCGAGAAATTATTCGACATGGCGAACCAAGGAGGAGGCGGCAATGAATTGGCCGCAGCCTATCAGGAGGTCGTCAAGCAGTTCGGAGACTTAAAGTCAGGAATGGGTAAAGCTGTAGTCGACACAGCTAAAGGTCTGGACAAGGCCAACAAGACAGGAATAAGCACCATCCAGATCTTTGGGAGCATGGCCGAGAGAGTGAAGGCAGCGAAAGAAATGGCCGAGGGACTCGGTCCTGCTTTCTCCGTCTTTGAGCAGGAGGTCGAAAAGGGAGGATCAGCGATGCTGATCTTCAACAAGGCGCTTGGAATATCTGGGGAGCAGATGGGCAGCATCGCCTCCAACGCCATGAGGATGGGCAAGAGTATCAACGACGTCCACATGAGCATGACCAAACAGGCTCTCGGAATGGAGAAGGCGTTCAAGCTCAATGCAAAGACTCTCTCCAAGGACATGGCGAAGGCGATGCAGGACCTCTCGCACTTCGGTCACTTGAGCACCAAGGAAATGGCAGTCACCGCCGCCTTCGCTCAGAAGATGGGCGTGTCGATCGACAAGCTTGTCGGAGTGATGGACGCCACTTCCACCTTCGACCAGACGGCCGAGGGAATGTCCAAGTTGAATCAACAGTTCGGATTGAACATTGATTTCACTGAGATGATGACGGCTCAGTCACCCGAGGAAAAGATAGCACTCCTTAGCAAAGAGTTTGCACGAACGGGCAAGGATCTCTCTAAACTTACATTGCAGGAACGTCAACTCATCAAGACGTCCTCGAGCCTCACCGACGAGGCTCTCAACTCCATGGCAGCCCATGGCGACATGTCCGACATGCTCAAGGACCTGAACAAGCAGGCCGACAAGAACGAAGACAAGGTCATGTCTCAGACCGAGGCGATGAAGGAGCTGGCGAAGCAGATCGACAAACTCACGCCCAGCGGCGGCGAGAACAAGAAGACCATCTTCGAGCAGATCATAGAGGGAATGACGCGAGGAATCAAGGCATCCCCAGAATTCCTTCAGTTGATGAAGAACATCAGAGACGTCTTCAGGCTTGCTCTTCACTTCGGTTTCGAGCTTGGAAAGCAGATCATGAAACTCCTCCCGGGCTTCGGTCAAGTCCTGACGGGCTTCAAGGAGCTCTTCGATCCTGCTCGCTTCAAGAAGATGTTCGACGGCATCCTGGGAGCATTTAAGGAACTCGAAAAAGGAGGTCCCGATGCTTCTAAGCGTTTCTTTGAGAAGATATCAGCGTCTTTCAAGGAATTCTTCACATCAGGATCGGGCGCGACCGAGAAGATAAAAGAGGGTTTCGCTAGCATTGGAAAGACGCTCATCAAAGTCGTTGCAGGCCTGGGAACCTTTTTCATGGAGGGTCTTGCAAAACTTCTGCCGAAGATCACAGATGGAGTCATCAAGTTCCTCAGCTGGATAAAGAATCCAAAGGAGATCGGACTCGACAAGGTGAAAGGAGACGCCCCAGAGTGGCTCAAGCCTCTCATAGACATGTTCGGAACGTTCAAGACCGTCCTTCTTCCTGCCCTCAAGGACGCTTTTGATAAGATATGGCCAGAACTCAAGCCTCTTCTTTTGAAAGCGGCGCCTTACGTCACGGGTGCTATCAAAGCAATGTTGTTTGCAGCGTTCGCCCCAGCAATGCTGAGCGCTATAATAGGAACAGCATCAACATTTTTAGGGAAGGCGCTTTTCGAGGGAATTCTGCATGCGACAAATAATGCTGCGGACAAAGAAGTCGGAACTCTTGCCAAGAAGTTCTCTAGTTTCTTTAAGAATTCTTTCGCAAAAGTCGAAGGATTCCTTGGTAAGGAATTCTTTGGTAAATCTTTAGGGGCAATTCTGAAGGGTGCAGGCGTTGTAACAGCTGTCGTCACTGCCGCTGTCGATGTTAGTGACGCCATGGAAAAATACACAGATATTCTTCAGAAAGATGGATTCTCTCCTGCAGAAGCGAAGATGGCTGCTGGCACTGCCGGCCTTATAAACACGCTGACTTTAGGTCTGATACCTGAAAGTCTACAGGGTACACTTGCTCGCGGAGTCGCTGAGATATACAAAATGCTCTTTGAGCAACTCGACAAGTGGTTCGGCCCAGGATTATCTAACTCTTTGAAGCAGGCTTTTTCTGGTATCTTTGATTTCATCGGTGGAATCGGTGGACTAATAAAGGGAATGTGGCAGGGCGACTCAAAGAAGGTCGACGAGGCCTTCGAGCAGATAGGTCAAGGAATCGTAGACCTTTTCATCGGTGCAGTCAAACTTGCTGCGGTCGCAATATTCCAGATAGGACCCCTCATCTTGGAGTACTTGATGAAGGCAGCAGGATGGATATCCGGCAAGATAGGAAACATCTTCGCCTCTCTAGAGCACGTCCCCATCTTCGGCCCTCTATTCAAGGTCATTGGTGACCTCTTCCACGGAATTCAAGAGATCTTCAACATGTCTGCACAAGGCTGGAAGGAGATCGGAGATTTCTTCAAGCAGTTTGACATCGCACAGTGGTTCAGCGACGCCGGCAAGGCTTCCTCTGATTTCTTCAGCGGCGTCTGGCAGACGATAACGGGCTGGTGGAATTCCGTCACGGAACTCTTTGGCAAAGTGTTTGATGTCATCACACTTCCTTGGAGACTTGCCTACAACTTCGTGAAGACTGTAGTTGAGGCCATCTATGAAGAGGTCATAAGTCCTGTTGTCGATTGGATATCCGAGAAATTCGACATGATCTATGAGTACGTCGCAGGAGCTTTCAATAGCATTCTTGCCAATATCAAGATGATGTTTAATATCGTCATGGAGGACGTCATCAATCCTTTCGTTGACTTTGTCATCTCCTGGGGAAAGAAGATCTTCGAGTGGGTCACTTGGCCCTTTAAGACGGCATGGACGGTCATTCAAGGTACGTTCGATGTCATGAAGATACTCTTCACTTCATTCGTCGACATCATCACGCTTCCCTTCAAGACGCTGTACGGAGTGATAACCAGCACTTTCGCGTACATGTGGGACACTGCTACTGGAATCGTCGCGAAGATGATAGAGTGGGGCAACGACCTTCTCAATATACTCACGAATCCTGCCGACAAAGCTTCGCTTAGGCTGGCCAAGTTCTTCGTGTACATCTGGAACGGTTTCAAGGAGATTCCGACCAAGCTTGTTGAGTGGGGCAAAGGTCTGTTCAACAGCATAACTACACCGTTTAGCGACGCGTGGGAGACGATCAAGAAGACGTTTAGCTGGGACAACATGAAATACGTCTTCCTCAACATTGTTGAAAGTATCAAAGAAACTCTTGGAAAGCTCGCAGACATCGGACCCTTCAAGGCGCTCATCGACATCGCGAAGAAGGTCTTCAAGATTCAGTCGCCCTCGAAGGTGTTCGCCGACATAGGAAACAATCTCGCCGCAGGCATGGATCAGTCGCTGTCTATGATACCTGCCAATGCCGAGAAGACTTTCGATGCCACGATTGACAAGGCCGAAGACATGGCGAAGAGCATGGCAAAGGTCTCTCGCACTGCCATACCCGACCTGAACGTCGATGCCAACATGAAGCCGACAGCCGGCGGCATGGGTGCATCTGGTGGTTACAGCATCCAGGGCAAAGACATAACGATCAACGTCAACTTCAATGTGACGATGGACGTCGACAAGGTAGAGAAGGTGATCATAACCCGTCAGCAGTCTGTCATCAGAGACAGGATCAACTTCCTCATGGACAACACGATGAAGGGTAACTCTCAGACAGCGAACGCGTTGATCAAGTCAGTCGGTGAGCAGAGCGGCAACGTGGCACCAAATGCAGCTCCGTGATGTAGAATGGAGTCACGACCATGAAAAAAGAAGACTACATAAAGCTACTGAACGAGGATCCGATCTACAAGGACATGCTCAAGAAGGCAACAGACCCGAAGGAGAGACGGATCATATCGGCCTACGCAGAGGACTTCATACACAAGTTCTTCAGAGACGTCGTGGAACCAGCGAAGAAAATTCTGGAAAACGATCCTGATGCTCTAAACAAAGCATTCCTAGAAGTACAGAAAGATCTAATTAATAGCAACAGCGGAAGCCAGGAAACGTAACATGCCGAACTCGCCCAACAACCAAAGACCCGGTGGAATAGACACCGGAACGGGTGGATTCCCGATTGGTCAGAACGACTCATTGAACACCTACGACGTCGGTTCTGAGCTGGGCGATGCGTCTCCAAAACCTAGGTGGAGCCCAGGTCAGATAAACGTCGACAAGGAAGTGAAGGATCTCTCGAGAGGAACCAAGAGAACTCTGGCCTCTTATCTCAGCGATACAACTCTCGGTAATACGCCTTCCTCTCCTTCCTCAGTGAGCAACAAGTATCCCATAAACCACGTCGACGGTCATGACCCCGACCCTCTTAGTCTCATGGACGAGAAGGGCTATCCTACGTCACCAGACAGAGACTTGGACGGTCATCTCAACAAGTTCATTCCTGGAAAACAGCTGCAGAGCAGGTCCAGCGCGGACACCAATTTGAAAGTGAAGAGAGGCCGTCAAGACGGAAATCTTCCAGATGGAAACGAATTGCTGAAGAGCGTCACGCCCCCCACCCCTGCCGCCTCGAGCATGGGTGGAAAGTTCACGCCTTCCATGAATTCCGTCAATCTTCCTGACGGCAATCCTGTTAAGCAGTACTACGGTAGTCCGAACCTCAGCAACTCCGTCATATACAACCGCTTCAATCCTGAGGGCGGAGACTATCAGACTCTCGGAGCTGCACTCAGTTCACAGCAATTCGCGAAGAAGTACACACCAGGAACAAGCGAGGCCGTCAGAGACATGTCCTATGGACGCCTCGCTCAGGTAGGAGGAATACTTTCGTCCAGGGCATCCACGGAACTGAACTCCAATTCTCCAGGTTATGTTCCTGATGTTTTAGGATCTGCGCTTCCAGGCCCTGCTCAGATCGGAATCACTAGGATAAACAGAGATGAATTGACCGCCGAGAGCGTCATAAAAGACCTCACTGAGTCTTCGATTTCTGAGAACACTCTCGTCAACGTGGCAGGTCAGTCCTGGGGTACGCTCAACAACATCAACGACCAGTTCTCAGGCATGTCTAACTTCGGAATGAAGCTGCTCGCCGTCGCTCTCCTCGTCGCGCTCTCTGTTGTCGTTCTGGCGATGACTGCGTTGTTCTCAATTGGAAGCTCTAGTTCTCCTTTCAAGAAAACAGACGGATACGGCAGACCGTTGTACGGAGCTTACAAAGTGGATTCTGCTCCTTCTGGTTTCTTTACTTCCATTCCATTTAGCCTCTGGCGAATGCTTGGAATAGAAAACACCAACAATCCTCTCAATCTTTGCATTCCCACAGGAGCTCTCGCTTTCTTCGGAATGAACGTATCAGAAGTCACATCAGCGGGTATGGCCGCACGTGCCGCCTTAAATGGCTTACAAGCAGTTTCCGAAAGCCCTGGTTATTATGCGATACTGGGAAGAATGATTGGCTTGTCATTCGTTCAGATAGGAGACGCTTTCGCGTCTCTTGGGCCTGCATTTTCTGCAGGAGCTTTCTCGGGTGTGTCCCAGATATTTAATGTCGTCGGTGCAATAAGAGCCACAAGATTTATCAGAATTCTCAACATCTTTGCTAGAGTTGGAGACAGGACAATAGATGCTAGCAAAGATGTGGGAGGTAGTAGAAACATTGCTGATCTTGGAGCTCCTGGATTTGGAACTAGATTCACAGGTATGATAGACAATCTTCCCAACACAGACAGACTAAAGAATAGAATGCTTGTTACGGGAGATGGTGTTAAGCCACTGACACTCGCTTGGGCAAGTTATAGAGCAAAAGACCTCTTTATTGTTCCTTCTAACCTTAGCTTAGTTCTTGATTCTCCCCATGCAAAATCAATGGGATCGATAAGACCTTACAATTCTTCCATACCGCTTCTTGTTGAAGGAGGCTTTGAGAGAAATTCTTATTCGACTCCTGACAGCGAGGGAAGTAGAATAGATACAAATTTAAGAGAAGCGATAGAGAAAGATCTTGAATCGGAGTATGTTCCTTTTTACATTCACGATGTAAGAACGAACGAAATTGTAAGCTTCCACGCGTTTCTTGCCTCTCTCTCAGACGGATACACAGCGTCCTATGATACCGCAGAGGGTGTTGGAAGAGTAGAACCCATAAAGATCTACAAATCTACCACAAGAAAAGTTGACTTCTCTTTCTACATTGCTGCCACAAATGAAAAAGACTTTGACTCAATGTGGCTTAAAGTGAATAAACTCACGACACTTCTGTACCCTCAGTTCACTGAAGGAAGAACAATTACAGATGGCAGTACCAATACTATCTACATGCCCTTCAGTCAGACTATTCAAGCTTCGCCTCTTGTGAGAGTCAGGATAGGCGATCTGATCACTTCTAACTACTCCAAATTTAACTTGGCTAGAATCTTTGGATATTCTTACAAGGGTACTAAGTTCGGCGGAGTTGACAGACCAGACAAATCTGAAGTAGACGAATCAGGAGACGCAAGAAAATTTGACAAGAAGCTTGAAGAATTGAGACGGCGCCCAGGAAACACTTTTATTACGAACGCTAAGTTAGAAGACTATGCTGTCAGAGTTCCCAGAAATTATGACAGAAGTCCACCGGATGATTTAAATTTGCCTAAAGGTCTTGTTCTCGAGGTTGTTAAAGTCAACGAAGAAAAGAGGATTGAGTGCAAAGTAGTAAAAGCCACAGGTGAAGACGCCGAAGAATATCCCAGCTCTGTAATAGACGCAGCTGTAAAGGCGTATGGAGATGAAAGTTTCCCACCTCAGCACATCCTAGATAATGGTTACAATTATATCTTCGATCCAGCTGATTTGAGCCCTACATTAAGCACTTTAAGGAAAGTGACAGACGAATTGAGCGGTGGATATTCTCTTAACGTGAGAGACTTCATGCAAGACGACCCGCTTGACTCAAGCAAAGGAAACGCTGTGGCGCGTTCTTTTAGATCTTCAGGAGGAAAAGGGCTCGCAGGATTCATAGAGAGCATGAGCTTTGACTGGTACGATAAGGTCACGTGGACTACGAACGAAGGACCTGGTCGAAAAGCTCCTAAGATGTGCAAAGTGACCATATCGTTCTCACCAATACACGACATCACACCGGGTCTCGATCATATGGGCTCCAACAGAGCACCGATATACAGAGTTAGAAGTATCGTGTGATCAATAAGGAATTAAGCAATGTCATTCAGTAGGTACGTCAACGACACGAGGATAAACCTGGGTCAGCAATTGGGAAGTCCCAGCTCTATATTACTTCTGAAGAGAGCGATCAAAGACGGAACTGTGCCTATTGTCAGGTCCGTCGTCATAACGGGTGATGAACGACTTGATGTCCTCTCAGGAACTTTCTACGGCGACGGAAGGTTTTGGTGGGTCCTCGCCGCGGCGAGTGACATCGGCTGGGGACTCCAAGTTCCTGCCGGGACTGTCGTGAACGTCGTGAAGATTTCTGACGTCGAGAGGTTGATAGGGTAATGGCCTTCAACAGACTTGAAGACTTCTTCAGGACGCTCTCGCCATCAGGAGTGTCCGGGGACGCAAGAGGAGACAAGATAACAGACAAGAAGTCTCTTAGATCAACTCTGATGCACATGCTCCTCAACCCGGGGGGTAGATTCTATTCTTACGAAGACATCGTCACCGAGATAAACAATTATCTCAATGGAAACTCTCCTGAAATTCCTGCAGAAAAGGAGAAGGAGGGTCTTCTCTTTCACGCCCTCGGGTCGAAGAGACTCGACCTGTCTGACAGCGACTATTGGGACGGACTCGAGAGTGTAGACGGACTTCTAGCCGGCATCACTGACAGCAAGAAGGTGAAGACTTCGGTGTTCTCCATAAAGAGTCCCTACGTCAGTCCATCTCTCAAAGGAACAGAAGAGATCGACTTCTTCTTGAATTACATACCTTCGATAGTCACGTCACAGATGGTTCCTTACTTGGACGTCGAATTCCATATAAAGCGTCCCGTCGATGGAACGGGTTACACCAGCACGCCTTCTGTCATGAGGTTTCTCTTGGGATCGAAGCCTACAGCTGACATGAGTCCTGCTGACAAACTCCTCGCTGAAGGAAACACTTATTCTGTAGGGAAAGACTCCGACGCGAGAAAGGTGTCAGTCGCAGGCATGGAGTTGTTCCTCATGCCTGCGACACTGACAAACATGGACTCGTTGACAGCGCAAGGTTTAGGCCAAGAAGGCGCGCGCCTTGTCAGGGCAAAACCTTTTTTGCCTTTTGCGTCGATCGAAGGATTAGACGTCAGCATGCAGAACGCCGGAGCAGGCTCCTTTGTCCACAAGAAGGGAAGCCTGAAGCTGAAGATACACGACAAAGCACGAATATCCGAGATGTCAGAGTTCTTCCGCGGTGAAGTAGGTTTCTCGCAAGCCTTGATATGGACGACTTATGGGTGGATAGCTCCCCGAGGTCCCTCAGAGTCAGAAGATGGCTATAGCTCATTCATCAACAAGAACATGCTGGTGAAGGACTGCTGGCAAGTCATGAACTCACAGTTCTCTTTTGATCAATCAGGACAGGTTTCTGTCAACCTAGAGATAGTCTCTGCAGCTGCTAGAACCACTCATGGACTGACAGTGTGCAAAGTGGACGAACAATTGAAAAACTTCCACAGGACAATTCAGTGGATGAACGAGCTCAAGAAAAAAGCAGCAGGAGCCGACGGTAAGTTCGTTGTTAGTGCGACTGCCGAACAAGTCTTGAATGCAGCATCAACAAACGGCGTGTTCAAGGACATAAAGGACATGGACGTAGCCATAGCGAGTCTTGCTGCTTCGCTCACCCAGTCAGGAAAAGTTACAACGGAGGAAGCCGACACTTTCATAGAGAAGATAAACAGTCTTCGAGGCGACAACAGCTACGACAAGTTCAAGGAGAGAGCTGCAGCTTTCGTCAAGAATCAGTTCGACGGTCTTGTGAGAACCCCTGAAAGACCCGATCCCTTTCTCCCTGTCGACAAGAAGTCCAAATACTTTCCAGGAAAAACTGCCGAAGCCATCAAAGAGATAGAGACTTACATCACAAACAACACGAAGCGTAACGAAGAAGTCTCAGGAACACAGTCCTCGACGGTCGAGAAGCACAAGAAAGAGCAGCAGTCGAAAACTAATCAACAGAATGCGAAAATAATAAATGAAGTTTTTGCCGCTTTTGGTGGAAAAATAACAGATGCAGCGGTTAAGCAACAGTTTCAAGCTGCAAAAGATGCTGCTGCTAAAAAGTCTGATATAAATCTTTTTAAGAGAGAAATAAATAGAATAAGAGCAGGAACAGGAGTAGGAGCAGCTAGCACTGGCTTCTCTTTTGGCGCTGCTATAGTGGGACGTGCAGCTGGATTTGCAACTAATACCGCAGATATAAAAGTCTTAGACGACGCTCTGAAGCAGATAGGAATTTCTTTGGCAGCTCAACGTAAAAAAGCAGCCGCTGAAGGAGCATCTGCAGGCGAAAACGTCACAGGAGAGATAAGGCTCAACGCTGACGTCGTCTCCTTCGGGAAGTTGTTCACGAGATTCGTCCTCCCGAGCATAATAGAGACTCAAAAGGCAGACGAGCTGCAGGTGTTCTTCTACGGCCTCAATGACAAGTGCGGACCCATGAGTAGCCTCAGCATCGCTGAATTCCCAGTCGACGTCAAAGAGCTGGCCTATGCCTACAGTGACGCTGTGAAAAAATCCAACGTTGACACACTCAGCATTGAATCCTTCCTGAGACTAGTCATAGAGTCACAGTTCGTCAACAAAGGTTCGCTTGCCTATGGTCTAAACAGGTATTACAAGATTACCGAGGAAAACGGAACGAGAAAGTCAAGCATAGACCTCGACGACAAGGACACAAGAGACGCATACGAGAAGTGGTTGGAAAAATACGGTACACTCGTGCTTCCTACGATAGAGATGTTCGTTGAGACGGGAGAGAAGGGATCCTACGGAAAAGACATCGTTGGCAGTCTAAAGAAGACTGCCACACGCACTCAGCTCGGTGCAACAGATCCGAAGGTCGGAGGTGACAGAGAGACGATAATGAGGATCCACATATACGACAGGACGAACAATCCTTTCGGGTTGATGCAGAAGATAATCAACAGCGGGACAGGTCTAGAAGTGGGCGACATCGACTCTGACGCACTCAGCAACTTCATAGAAGAGCTGAGCAAGACGGATCAGCTCGACAAGATAACTTCACAATCTGACACCTTCAAGTCCAGTGCAAGTAACTACAAAGACGCACTCAAATCATCTGGTGTGTCTGACGTGACAGTCGGAAAGTTCGAGCTCGTGAAGAGGCCCGGAGGAGACAAGATAACGATACCCAAGGACAGGAAGACGTTCAGGGAGATACTCATGAAAACCGTTCCAGCAGTCGTGATAGGAGCCAACGGCTCGATCGTCCTGTCTGTGAACGTCGCTTCCAAGACGGACGGTCACATGGGCGCGATAAACCTCACGAACCTAGCGAAGGGAAGAGAACCCGGCAAGGTAGGTCTCAACAACAACGGTCTCCTCGAGGCGAACGGCCTGCCGCTGACAGTCGTTCCCGTGCAAGTGACAATGACGACACTGGGAGTCCCGACTGCCCAAGTATACCAGACTTTCTTCATAGACTTCGACACCGGGACCACACTAGACAATCTCTACAGCTGCTCACAGATACAGCACTCGATATCGCAAGGAAAGTTCACCACGAACTGGACGTTCATATTCACAGACGGATACGCGAAGTTCGGTTCACCTCCGAGCATCAACGAGATAATCGCAAGAAAAGCTCAGGACAAAGCAAAGCAACTGAAGGAGGCTGCGGCAGCGGCCGCAGCAGCTAAGGCCAGTCCCAAGAAGCCCGGTAAGTCTTCTGGCAGGAGTCAGACGCCTGCCAAGGGCGGCAATACCTCCGGTGGCAAGAAGCCAGGTCAATAGTGTAAAATCATTCCTCAGCGTGATAAAAATAGAAGCGTGCGTCGCTTCACAATAGACTCTTCTCTCCTCGGCACATCGAAGCATATCGTCGGTGATTCCGACGGATATGTCTTGGCTGATTCTGTGCCTCGCGACACATGGCATCTCACCGGTGAGATAAAGATCGCCCCTACAGCGCGCTGTTTAGACACTCTCAGAAGACTTGTCGGAAAGAAGCTGCCGCAAGTTCCTGAGAAGTACTTGACCTCCATGAGTTGCCTCGTCACCGATTTTCAGGACATCGTCATCCCATGGAGGTACGTACTCCCCCAGGATGAATTCAGAATATTCTTCAAAAATGTCGTACAGGAAACAACAGACACATTTTCTGATCTTCCCTTCGATTACTACGAGGTCGCCTGGAGTGCAGGCTCTCGCGTCCTCAACTCTTTGAAGCCTGCTTCGATCGACCCTATAGCTTTGCAACGACACATAGACGGGATTGGGCAAAGTGCACCAGGACTTGAGAGTTTTCGTCCGAAACGCAGTGGCTTCTCGCAACCTGTTGAATACGATCGCTTCGCCACGAGGACCGGGAGGCTCACGATCACTAGTGGCCCGAACATTCTGGTGCTCAAGAAGAGCTGTAGAGATATCCTGAGATCTTCCTTTGAAGGCGGATCCATCGTATCTCTCGATTTTAGAGCGCTCGAGGCGAGGATCGTCCTCGCTGAAGCAGGCAAATACTCTAGAGAAGAAGACATCTACGACGAGATCTCTCAGAAGCAGTTCAAAGGTGTCATTCCCAGGGACATCGTGAAGGTCTCCGTCCTCTCTGACTTATACGGTATATCGCGCGGAGCATTAAAGGCTCGACTCGGCGTCTCTGACCAAAAACTCGACTCATTTATTGGAGTCATTCGAGATTACTTCAGAGTCGATGAGCTTCGAACGAAGCTCAAGGCGCAAGTCGGATCATCTGGGATGATGATGAATAGATTCGGGCGTCCACTCAGTGTCCCAGAAGGGCAAGACAACCTCCTTGTGAACACTTACGCACAGTCCTCAGGCGTCGACGTCTCCATGCTTGGATTTGATCAGATCTTAAAGACTCTCGGCACGGAGGGAATTAGGCCTCTTTTCGTTTTGCACGATGCAGTAATCATCGATGTTAGAAACGACAGACTGAGTGACGTTGAATCGATAAGAGACGTCATCGTGCCGACATATGAAGAGCCTTTTCCTCTCAAGTTTGAGACGATAACCAATAGTTAGACTCATGAAGTTGACGATTGGTAAACTTAGGCAAATCATCAGAGAGTCCATCGAAGAGACCATCAGCGAATTAGATGCAGGCTCTAGGAGCACAGGACCGGAGGAACTCGCCGATGTCCTCGGTTTCGACGGGTACACTTTGACTCCCGCAGAAAAGCGCGACTTCGGCGACCTGATGATGTCTATACAGTCAGGATCCAGCGACAAGAACCTCATGTTGGCGTTGCACAACCTACCTCTCGAGAAGAACTTCGGAACTTCGAAGCCCGGCGGCAGGTATGCTGCTCCTGATGACGATGAAGTCGACTTCGGCGGAATGTTGCGCAAGATCAGAGCAAACTACACTGTTTGAACAAATGTGGTCGATGGTGTAGAGTCCAACCCATGGAACTCACACCGGAACAGATCGCAGAGAACTTTGAGAAGTATCGTGGCTTCATGGAGAAGCTCGGAGACAGAGCAGAACCTGCTCTCGCACTCGTCGACCACCTCGGGGAGAGGTTGGCGTTGTGCCCCGCATCGTCGCGAAAGGACTACCACCACGCCATCCCGGGCGGTCTCGTGGATCACTCTCTTCGAGTCCTCAGCAACGCGCTGAAGCTTGTCAAGGCTTTTGGGTGGGATCTTCCCAAGGATTCCCTCATCATTGGCTGCCTCACCCATGACATCGGCAAGGTGGGCGACCACGAGAAGGACTACTACGTTCCTCAGGATTCCGATTGGCACCGTGAGAAGATCGGTGAGATGTACAAGCACAACAAGGACATTCAGTACATGACCGTCCCAGATCGAGGCGTGTGGTTGTGCCAACACTTTGGTCTTAAACTCACACAACCAGAGTGGCTCGCAATCAAGCTCAACGATGGTCAGTACGCTGACGAGAATGCTCCATACAAGATGAAGGAGCCTACTCTCGTTGATGTAGTCCACATCGCCGACTTCATCTCGACAAAACAAGAGAAGAACCTGTAGTTTCTGAATACTTATCCGTATGAGCGCTTTACTGAGACAGTACATCGAGGCGGTCCTCTCTGAGGTCACTGACTATCGTGTACCAAATCAGTTGGTATCCAAAGGATCACCTAAGAAGCAAGAGAAGAAGTCGGATAAGGACTCGGAAGAGGAGACGGAAGAGATGGACGAGATGAATGTCGTCGGCAACATTGCAGGTTACACAGCGCCTCTTGGCGCTTCTTCGGCTGACGTGGGCGCGAACCCAACGAAGCCGGGTCAGAAGCTCAAGAAGAACAAGAAGAACTTTGTTCGCTGGAAGTGATCTCTGTTGGGACAAACAATTGAACAGTTGCGTCTCCACGTGATATGTTGAAGATTCAAATGGCGACGGTGGTACACCACGCGGTGTGGTGCTGCTGTCAACAGGCGAAAAAGAGGAAAAGGAATAGGAATAATGGCAATCGATCTAGAAGCAATCAAGCGTCGTGTGGCAGAACTCAGTGGCGTCAAGAAGACGTCTTCGGTCCAACTCTGGAAGCCGGGTCTCGGCGAGCACAAGGTTCGCTGTCTTCCGTGGAAGAACTCCGTCGACGGTCAGCCGTTTACAGAGAGGTGGTTCTACTACATCGGTGAGAACAGCGGCATCCTCACGCCGAAGCAGTTCGGCAAGCCGGATCCGATCGACGATCTCATTCGCAAGCTCTACAGCAGCGGCAAGCCTGAGGACAGACTCCTCGCGAAGAAGCTGGCTCCTAAGATGCGCTGTTATGCTCCCGTCATCGTACGCGGTGAGGAAGACAAGGGAGTCCAAATCTGGAGCTTTGGAAAGTTGGTCTACCAGCGCATGCTCGGTTTCTTCCTCGACGAAGACGTGGGTGACATCCTCTCGCCTTCGGAAGGCTTCGACCTGAAAGTTTCGATCACGAAGCAACCAGGTAAGCAGTACAACGACACGACCGTCGATCCTGCACGCAAGTCTTCGGCACTTCATTCTGATGCAGCGACTGCTCAGAAGTGGCTCGATGGCATTCCAAACATCGACGATATGTACCGCCTCAAGTCTACGCAGGAGATTGAGGCGGTCCTCAACAACTGGCTCAACGGCGGCGGCGCCGAACCGACTCAGGAAGGCGGCTCCACAAGAGGCGCGGAGCCGGTCGATGAGCTTGAGAGCTTAGTCGCCGAGGTCAAGCAGGCTGCTCCTTCCGAGAAGAAGGTCACAAAAAAGTCTGAAAAGCCTGAGGCGAAGAAGCAATCTCTAGACGATGCATTCGCCGATCTAATCGGCGAGGACTGAAATAAAACGGGAGTGAGCACTCCCGTTTTTTTGTTATCAAATTCTTACAATAGGAGAAATAATGGCAAAGAAAGAAAAGATTGAGTCAGAACAACTGACAGCAAAAAAAAGCGGCGTTGATGATATGATGAAAGATCTCATCACATCGATCAACAAAGAATTTGGAACGCGAGTCGCATACAATCTCTCCGAGATGGATGCTCCTACCATCGTGAAGAGGTGGATCGACACGGGTTCCATTCAGCTCAATTACGCCATCAGGAATGCCGCAGGTGGAGGGTATCCTGAAGGAAGAATCATCGAGATTAGCGGTGCTCCTTCGAGCGGTAAGTCTCACTTGGCTTATCATGCAGCTTCGGTTGCTCAATCTCTTGGTGGATTGGTAGTTTACGTAGATACTGAAAATTCTGTTCCTGTACAGAAGCTGGCAGATATGGGCATTGATGTCAGGAAGAGATTTGTCTATGTTGACACCCACTGCACTGAGGAGGTATTTTCAATCATAGAGTCTACGATTACCAAGGCAAAACAGATCGTAGATAAAAACGTTCCCATTGTTGTCATCTGGGATTCTGTGGCGGCAACTTCACCAAAGGCTGAGCTCGACGGTGAATACGAAGACAACACCATTGGCCTACAAGCTCGTGTTATCTCAAAAGGCATGCGCAAGATCACGGGGGTGATTGGACAGAACAATGTGACGCTTCTGTGCATCAATCAGATCCGTGACAAGATCGGTGTTCTCTACGGAGACCCTACAACGACACCGGGTGGTTGGTACTAAGCTGAGCCTCCCGTAAAAAATTCCGTGAATTGCTGGAAACTCCTTAGAGCTCTCATTGCTACAACGTGATTGGCAACGATGAACGTGAATGCAGAAAAAATGAGAGATTGGACAATCAGCAGCCAAGCACCATGGCGACATGGTGAAGGTTCAGAGACTAGTGTTAGTAATCTTACAATGAACTCCATACCTATTCATATGCAAGAAGAAAACACCTCGAGCGCGGAACA